GCCGGAAGTGGTTGCAGAGCCTTCCGCCCCCGTGATTGTCAAGCGTGGTCGTGGCCGTCCGCCCAAGCCGGAAAGCGAACGCAAGCCCAAGTATGTTTCGACTGGCAAGGGTCGTGGTCGCCCGAAGTTTGCGGCTGGTGAAACTCAGTATGATAAGTGTCTGGCGTTCGCTCTTGCGAATGGTTACACTGCCGACACGGTGTCTGTCAACCGCAGTGCTCTCGCAATCGCTACCAATCAGGGAATTGGTGTTCCGGTTGGTTCGTGTCTGGTCTATATCGGTCGCATGCTGAAAGAAAAAGCGCTCCCCCTGACTGCACCACAGTCCACCGAAACCGAAACCGAAACTGAACAAACCGCAGTGTAACTTCAACTGGACCGCAAGAGTATGCTATAGTGCTCTTGCGGTCCAATTCATATAGGAGAACGAAGATGGTTGAACGTGTTAGCAAGTATCAGACGGCAGACGGCAAGCTCTTTAGCACATATCAGGAAGCACAATCACACGAAAAGCGCCAAGAAAAGGTCGCTCTACTCGCGAAGGTGTTTCAGAATCCTCGTCTGGCCAATTTGTCCGCATCGTCTCTTGCGGCTACGCTTCTCGCAAACCCGCAAATGCTCACGGAACTTCGAGATGCGTGCAACAAGGGTTTGGAGTGGCAGCGTAATAGTGTGAAGGTGTAGCCGGATCATATAATAACATAAATAGGAGAGTTCCTGGAGAACTCTCCTTGCGTTTTTACATTTGTTTATGGATCGCCATACTTGTAATATATCTGATTGTGACATTTCCAATTAGATGGATTAAGCGTAAATGGTTCATTTACTGTTCATCATTTCTGTGATATATTACATGGAACAAATGGAGAGTGTTATGCGAAAAGTCTCTTTGAAGGTGGAAGCAATCGTTGATGTATACCTTAACGATCCGAATGATGCGCCACAAGCTGTAGAACTTGTGATGAAGAATGTCGATTTTTGGCCGACAAGTCACGTTGATGCTGTAGAAATTGACGGCTTTCGGGTTGTAAATATTCAGCTTCTCACCAACTGAGGCTAATCCCGTGAATAATATCCCTACATATGTTCTGATTCATACACACGAGTATGGCACGACCGTATACACATTTGCTACTGAACGTCCCGTGCATAGTGGCAATACATACTCATATGGCGACGAAGAAAGCGAATCGGATAATCCGTATGAGTGTATCCGATTCATTCTTGACGCGTTGAATATTTACTTTGAACCTGATATCAACGAGACTATCACCATTGAAGAATTAAACGAACCTGCGACTTTCATTCCATGAGTTACGAACTTTATCTTGGCAAGGGTTCGCCCTCAAATGAAACATCTTTCTTTGAAGGTGAACCGTTGATTGCACGCACTGTATGCGATTTTAAGACGCTTTTGGAGACGATGGGCATCCCTAAGAGGATGTCTGCCCCCTATTGGCTACAAGAGCGTGGAGACATTACAGAGACGACAATTCGTTGCATTCATGATCTTGTCTGGACGCACAAGTTTGATGTAGAATTTCCTCAGTGGCAGATTCATGCAGACATGGATAAGGCACATGAGCTGGCGGTCTGCCTGAATCTTTCCTCCCACTATTTCAAGGGCTCGCGCAATGTATAACAAAACAATCAAAGATTTCAATAAAATTCTGGAAGCACTACACAGTCAGCGTCAATATGTTGATATGGGCCATCAGAGTTATATTGACCGTGATATGTGTGTATTCCTCATGAACTTCATTCAGAATAGCGCAGAATATACAGGTCTTATGCGTGAACGTAACCGTCTACATGCAGAACTGGAAGTAATCGTTCGCAAATTGGAGAATCTGTAATGATCGGTGTGATTGTGTTCTTTTTACTGTGCACTGGTTTTTTCATAGTTTTCGGCTGGCTTGTCGTTGACTATCATGATAAAAGCGATGGTGTAACAGCCTTTGGCGCGCTGGGGGCGATAACAACTTTCATTGTAATGTGTATATTGGTTGATGTCATGATTAAAAATGACGAGATTACACAAAAAGATATGGTTTCCGCGATCCAGCAATGTGGTGGTCTTCACAATGTAGATTATATTACATATGGCGGTGCAGCAATTTGTATCAAGCCTCTGGTTGAATCAGAAGTTCAGTAATTGTTCAGCAGTGGCGTGCAATACTGGCTTCACTAACAAAGAACAATGCCCTTGAAAAGAGTAAGTCTTGGCCAGACTCCAGTTTGTTTAGCATAAAACATACTGGACACTCTAACACGGTACGCTATGCATACTCATGGAGAGTAGGAGGCGGGTAGGTTCGATTCCTACCAAGGGAGCCTAATATAACAAAAACCGGAGTCGCTTAGACGGCAATCCACCGGGTAAGTGGGAAAGCGGTTCACCACTACACTTTCTATAGGGTTTATCATGTGCAAAAACACGCCTACTCAATCGTATATCAAAAACCCGAACCAGATGGAAATGGAAGGGTTTGATACCAGGTTCCCCGAAGTATATGCGGAGGGGTTTAACTCTGGTATCAATTGGGATGCGAATTGGATGCCCGGTGGACCATGGGTGTACCGTGGCACTGATAAAAATCTAAGAGAATCAAGTGAAGCATCATTCAAACGCTGGCACGACGGTTTTCAGGATGGGCTTAAACTTCGTTTAGAGACGAACGCCCATTTCGCCGAATGGTGGAATAGGAATCGTGGGAAGCGTATCGGTGTCGATGGCGCTACCATTGAAGACGTAAGATATCGGCCTGAACCAGTTGAATAATTCAGCTTTTGTTCAGCGTTCTATGGTATGATGTGTCCAATGACAGACGAAAGAATTGTGCGAGATGGGTAGGTGATCTAGAGACTAGACCCATATCATAAAGTGTCATGAACTTTAGATGCACAATTGAACGATGAGATTACAGAGTTGGTCCAATGTGGGTGCGATAAGCACCTTATGCCGGGTTCAAATCCCGACCATCGTTTAGTTTCAATAACTTAGAGGGTGGACTATGAAGATCAAGGCGACAATTTCTAGCAATCCCTCTAAGCTCATTATCCTTGACGAGAGGACTACTGAACGGTATATTCTTGACCTTTCAGGTGGTGGCTTGACAGTGGACTCGACCATTCTGGCAATGTCTCGCATGCGCGAATTGCGCGAAAAAAAGATGCTTGAGATTGTCACAAAGAAAATCACTTTCACGTTTCAAGTATTGGATTGATAACACAATGTTTCCATTGTATCGTGTATACTTTGGCGATTTCGATATTCGCCAAACGGTTGGAGGCGCAAATCACAGAAACAAAATCGTAATTTTATTATTTTCGGTCAGGTCTGCAATCCTGATCTGACTGAACAATTGATAAATCCACACCAACAACGATTTAGTTTTCTGTTGCTATGCGCTCGATATAGTATATAATACATCCATCACACAGAGAAATGTCATGCAAGATAAGATCCAATTTTATGTTATGGAATTTGGTATTGATGATGCGGACGTCAGGTTCTCTCATTTGCAGAGTGCAAGTCTTGAAGAATTCAATCTAATTTCAGAGCACTTTCAACGCGTTAATCGCGCCCACAGAACGCGTGAGCTGATCCGTGCAGACGATCAGTTTATTCTTCCCTATACTACTGAATACCTTATGCAAGAGGCGTTAGAGGAACGGGAACGACGAGCAAAGGAAGAAGCTGAAAGAGCACGAGTGCGCGCAGAGAAGAATGAACGTGCCGAGCGAAAATTGTTTGAACGGCTCAAGAAGAAGTTTGAACCGCAAGGCGCATGATGCTTCATACCGGACAATTTAAACGGTAAATAATATCAAATAGAAAGCCTGAAGGTATAGTGACACCTTCAGGCTTTCTATTGTATTGTCATTAAAAAATTGTCAGCGACTCGACGATGATCCAACCCTACATCATAACACATTGAAAATGAACATAACATGAACAGAATCAATAGGTTACATTCATTTTCCACTGACGTAGATTGGCACGGTCGATAATAGGCGCGGAATTGTGCACCGCCACTGAACAGGTTGTAATATTATAAATCACATTTCATTCAGCTTCCGTTCAGGGTGTATAATATAAAATGGGTGCGTGGTCGGGAGGAGCGCAACATAGTATTCCAAACATAGATTACAATTGTATACTTGACACATTCACTTAATATGCTATAGTGTTCCCAATAACGGAGATATCTATGAGAATGTCTCGAAGTGAAGTTCTTTCACTGACCAATGAAAGCGCAGGGGAAATTACAACGCGCCCAATGATGACTTTCGCGCTTTTTATTTGCGTCTCGCGGAGTCTCGTAGGAATAGTATGGAGTCTTTGCGCCAGAGCGCCAAGTTCTACGCTGATGAAATCAAGTATGTGCGCAGGCTGAAGCGAATCTCGGAGAGGGTTTAACTCTCTCTCTCTCTTTATGTATCCCTTCCCACCACACACCCATTTTATATCATATATACTGAACAGAGACTGAATCGATTGTGACATAACTCGTGACAATGAATTCAGTTATGGTTCAGCATAAATCCCCCATAATAGTCTCACATTCAACGACGGAGCTTCCCAATGAGCCGCGCAGTCTACAAAATCCTGACCGACAAAGTGTTGGAAATGATTAACAAGGGTACTGCGCCCTGGCAGCGTCCATGGCGCGCTGGCGGCTATCGCCCGCAGAATCCGGTGTCCGGCACGAAGTATCGCGGTTTTAACTATCTCTTGCTGTCCTACATGCAGCAAGCGAATGGCTGGACGAATCATTGGATGACGTGGAATCAGTGTGCGGAGCGCAGCGGCACGGTGAAGGACGATCAGAAGGACAAGTTTTCTCTGATTTTCTTTTACAATTTCCGCGAAGTGTTGGACGCGAACGATAACGTGACGGGGAAGATCCCGTTCCTGAAATACTTCCGCGTTTACAATCTGTCGCAGATCGACGGCATTGAAATCGCAGAAGAGACTGTCACCGAAATTGACACTTTGGATGTTGCCGAATCCATCGTGAATGGATATGCTGACAAGCCTGAGATTCGTTTCAACGGTAATCAGGCGTGTTACATTCCGGTGATTGACAAAATCAATATGCCGGAATGTAACACGTTCCACACGTCCGAAGGTTACTATGCCACACTGTTTCATGAATTGGCGCATTCGACCGGGCATGGTAGCCGCTTGAACCGCAAGGAAGTCACATCGCCGACATATTTCGGCTCACACGACTACTCGCTTGAAGAGCTTGTTGCAGAATTGACAAGCCTGTTTCTCTGCGACAATTGCGGTATCGCGAATGATCGCGGCATGGAAAACAGTGCGGCATATCTGCGCGGTTGGTATTCTGCACTGAAGCACAACCCGACTATGTTCGGAACGGCGGCCAGTCGTGCGCAGAAAGCAGCGGATTATATCTTGGGTATCAAAGCGCCAACCCAGGATTGATTCAGGATCAGTTCAGGTAGAGTGATAGATAATACACTCAACGAAACAGGAGAACGCGATGGCGCGGTTTGCAATAAAAATCAAGGAAGTTCACTATGCCACCATCGTCGTGGAGGCTAAAAGTGCCGCAGAAGCGCTATGCCGGGCGCAAGAGGAATTGGAAGAAGGTGAAGAGCTTTCGGTAGAGTATTCACATACTCTTGACCCGGATGAATGGACTGTGACGCGTCTAAATCCCCCCTAGAATTGATCCTGAATCAATTCGGGTAGAGTTGGGGTATGAAGAATTGCAACGGATATTCCCCGAATTCGCCAAGCTGTCTCGCGGCGAGACATTTTCGGTAGGAATTTAAATTCAGGAGAAGATAATGTATAATGCTCGCGATGGTCCGGTCAAGGTAGGCTAGCCCTTATAATCTTTGTAAGCAACACCCCCGGTCACTAGCCTGGCCGGGGTTCATTTTCTGTTCAGTATGTATAATATAAAATGGGTGCGCGGTCGGGGAAGATGAGGTGGCGGAAATGGTTCAGTAACCGTTCATCTTGGTTTGGTATACTGGCATCTCTAACACAGGAGAGTGGTATGAATAATTTTGCAACAATTCGCGATTGGTCAATTGTTATCGTTGGTGTGATCTGGTTCGTAGCAGTATTGGCTATTGATCTTGGAGACAATGGGTCGAAGACCTCTTATGTTTCTTCGTTCTTTGTTGGTTTCTTTGTTCGTGAGGCACTTGCACGGTTGAATGAGTCCGCTTGATAGCTTCATTAAGCGGACGTTCATTGTGTTATGATATGATGGCTTATAAATTCGCGGAGAGAGAACAACATGACAAGCAAGAAATTGTGGAAAACGACTATCGTCGTTTGGTCAGACAGAAATCCACATCTTATGGAAACGTCTGACCTCGTGCGCGACGCGGAGGCAGGCGAATCTTGGATGGAATCCTCTGACAGTGAATATGTAGAGGTTCCAGATGATTTTGAAAACACTGAATTCTTCTTTCCGGAGGATGATGAAGAGTAATTGATTTTTCGGCCGATACCTCGTATACTACTCTGGAAGGGAGAGAGTGCGATGACGCTAGAAGAACAGTTGGATCAGGTAGAACAAGACATAGAGGTTGTTCGCGGTAAACCGTTAGTCCTTGTTGCCGACATCTGGATGGCAGAAGGAGCGCGTATCGCTATTCTCAATCTCAAAAATTGTGTAGCTCACGGCGCTCTAGTAGATGCATACAGAGCGACCTTGAAAGAACTATAACTGAAGGGGTGATGGGAAGTGGGGGTGTGGATGGACAGGATGTTAACACGGCCCCTTAGAGCAGTGGCGGCAGTTCTCCGGAGACTAAAGTCACTGTGTCCCTAACTGGTACATCGTGTAAAACCGATGGCAGGGTTCGAATCCCTGCGCCTCTACCTAATACTTCCGACCACGCACCCATTTTATATTATACATACTGAACAGGAGCTGGACGAAACTGTTCATATGGCGTTCATATAGAACTGTTATAATGAACATAATTTAAGGACACTACTATGAACAAATATCGCGCAATTGAGTATGACATTGTTTTGGCATTCAAGCGCAACAATGATAGCGCCAGTGTGCTAAGAGCATTGCGTGATGCACTGGCGAAATATACAGGAAATGTGTATGATCGTATGCCACTGGAGAGTCGTATGGAAGGCTTGGTCGAGCATTTTCAGGCTTGCACTAACTCCTAAACCGTTGTATAATACAAACCACTGGAAAACAATGAGGAATGTATGAGCTTCAAGATCAATATCACTGCAAACCAGATGGCGGCGAAGCAACGCGAAGCGAAGGAAACGGCATGCCAAGAATGGCTGGATGCCAGTATGCGAGAGATTTTTAAGGAATTGGGATTGACATCTAGCCAATATACCATGACGGTGCCGCTCGCTTTTCGCGACCAATTGAATTCTATGGCAAGTGCGCTTGAACAAGTGGGGTATGGTGTCGATACGGAATTTGAAGACCGAATCACAATCAGTTGGTAAGCCATGAACCTGTCCACTTTACTCTTTTTGACAATAGCTCATACATCATCTGCCGATGTAACAATCGCAGATTATGAAAAAACGTATGAGCACCATTACAAATTGTGTAAAGTGGACTTTCTTTCTGCACCTTTTTCTCAGTCGCGCTACTTCTACGCCACTTGCGGAACATACTCCGCTCCTCCGTTGTATGATAGCGGGTTCATCGCCCATGGCGCCTCACAGTATAATGAAATTGGTGTCAATGGTGTAGAATGGCCCAATTGCAAGTTGACAGACTATTACGACCTGGGATATAAGAAACACTTCCGGTTTGAATGTAACAAATACGAACCGGCGTTCATGCATACCGAAATATGGTATACTCCTGAACATGGTCGCGAAATCTGTCTAGTCTGTAAACCATAGGATTGTAACAATGCACGAAAAAACGACTCTGGAAAAAAGCGAATACGAACGCTTCTGCAAAATGTGGAAAGATGGTGAATACGCCCATCGGCGTTTCGGTCAAGCCTTCCATCAACACTTCAAACTGGAAAAAATGGCTCCATCTCGTTCCCTCGACAAGCTATATCAGACTGATGGCGAGGAAGCTCGTCGCATGATTTTCGAATTGTTCGACTTTCAGTGATGGGTAAAACGTCTGAGTACAATGTGTTTTACGTCTTTGAACTAGGCGAAAAGTGGGCGGTGTGTTCAAGTTTTGATTTGAGTATAACCCCCATTGCACTGTTCGATTGTAAAGATGAAGCCGACACAGAAGCGGCCAGGCTTGAAACAGAGCGCAACAAACTAAGGGACTCTTGGTAATGGCATACTGTTATATCAGAGTGACTGACGCGTACAATAATATCGTGAGGCGTTATATAGACGAATCCTGAACAACCTTCAGGATTCGTCTTTACTTATTAATTGTATTATATTAAAATGGGTGCGTGGTCGGCGAGTAGTGCTTGTAGCTATATGATTTTAATAAGAATCGCCCCCACCGGTTGACTAGACACGGTGGGGGCAGCCCTGTAGCAATACATTTAAAAAGGGTTTATTCGTATCGGGCACCCTGGTCGTTCACCCCGCTGTGTTCATATAGTGACCACAGGACACTTCCGCTTTCGCGTTACCCTAGCTAATGCTTCATGATCGTCTTAAGATTCCTAGAGATTCAGTATACACGTAAGAACAAGGTTGGGCTCGAACCAACGGCCTGCCTCATCATCCCAGCACTTTGGCCCTTAACCTTGAGGGGAGTATGCTCTACCGACTGAGCTACTTGTTCTTACACCTTTTTCGGAAGTGGTCGTTATCACCGCTGCCGATGGGAGAACTATATCTAAACCCTAGATCATATGCAACACCTTTTTTGTAACATCTTCTGTTACAGTTGATTCATCAAGTGTTCAGCCACCTATGGTATAGTTGTCGCATTCAATAATACTCATACAGTCTTTCATGTAGACGAATGGGATTCGCACAATGCTGGTCTACCGGATTCACAAACAGGATGATATCAAAGTCGGCCCTTATCACGGTTCGGCAATTTTCGTCCCTGAAATCAGCAGGAGAATCCCGCCAAGACCGAACCCAAAAGAAGACGGCATCGACTCATTCATGCCATCATTCCATTTCTGCGGATTCAGTTCAATTGAAAGTCTGTTAAGCTGGTTCAGTGCGTGGGTGCTGCGTGAGTTGTTTCGGATGGATTATTGCGTTTCCATCCTAGAAGTTCCCGATGATTTGGTTAAGGTTGGAAAAAATCAAGTTGTTTTTCCACTAGAATCATGTAATTACGTTAAAGGAATACAATGCACGTCTAAGATACAAGAAATGTTCAGCAACGGTTCAGCAACATAGTAGTATGATTCTCTCACCAATCAACGGAAGGATGAAGTAAATGGCAAACAAGAATGTGGTGACTCTGGATTCGATCCTGAATGCCAATCTGCGCGGATTCAACATCGGTTCCGATGTGCTCAAGGCTGCGATGGAAAAGCGTTTGGAAGCCGCACGGAATCGTGCGCTGGACACCGCGACTGAAATGCTCGCCACCGGTGAACGGATGGTCACCGAAGCGGTTACGGAACTTCGCGCTGCCCGCCAAGTGGAACGGCGCGCGAAGCAGAAGAAGGACGAAATCGTGCGTTTGATGGCGTTCTTCGTGGAAACCGGGAACTTCTTCCCGCTCCTCTGGCGCCGCAATATGGCTAGCGCAATGGCACTCGCGAGCACGCTCGGCATGGATGATGAAGCGCTCAGGGCGGCAAGCATCATCCCCGAAGAATGGTCGCCTAAGACGTCTCCCAACGTCGCAGAGTAACAGTCAGTTGTTCCCGACAGCATCTTGGAAACAGGATGCTGTCTGGATACAAAATGATTGTATCCACTACAAAATAAATTACATGATTATTATATGGGGCGAGTAGCGAAAGCCAAAAGGCAATGCAAAAGTCCCTTGTCGCAAAGTGCCAAAGAATCTTATTACAGATTACAAGATTCTTAATCACTTGCGCAGTAGTCAATTCATCGACGACTGAAACCATAAAGTAACACCAGAAAAGGGAGTAGCCAGAAGGCGCTCCCTTTTTTCGTTCATGTGTGATTCAGTGAGATGTTGTATAATACACCTAACAACGCACAGAGGATAATCAATGTTCCAGCGCACCAAATTGCAGCGTTCTGTCATCCGCTTGGCGGTCCGTATGGGAAAAAAGTTGAAGTGGTTTACCGGCTCTGTGTGCGTTGATAGTTTGCCGGTAGACAGTAAAATCAAGGATCGCCGCCAGGCCGCAAAAGATATCCTGTTTGACACCTATTATTGGGATGGTGACTGGTGGGACATTTCAAAATCGTAAATCTACTTTACGATGAGTATATCAATCGTGGTGCGAATAGTAGTTGTAAACTATTCACACCACGATTCTTTTATGATTGACTGGCATCGTTGATGTGATATACTTGTCCATATCATCTATGGAAAATTTATGTACACTGAGCTAGTCAATTGGATTATCTTAAGTATCCTTACATTGCCAGCGAGCATTTACACTATTTGGCGAATGAAAACAGATGATGATAGAGTGGCCAAGGGGTTCACTCTAAAAGATTTACTGTTAGCTATTACATTTAGCTTAATTCCGGTCGTTCAATTGTTTATGATCTTTTCGGGCCTCATTTTTGTCATTCTTGATATAATGTATAAGAGTGATAAGATATCGTTATTCAAAGCCAAGAAACGATATACACAGGCCGAAGTTGACAAATTGTTACGACAAATTGGTGAAATGTTACCGCTCAAAGAAGTTGTACATCATTCACCCAACTATATGGATGATAGTGAGGCATCATTGCCAGACTCGCAAAAATTTGCGTCTAAGTTGAAATACGATGATTTTGTGTAACCGCATAGTAAGAATACGCCCACAATAATTTGTCAGTCAAGACGGTTGTAGGGCAATCTTCCAGTATACCGCAATGAAACTGAATGGTATATGAACGGTGACTACGATCAAGTCATCGAAGCTGTCTAGACTGACACTTCCACGTTGTACCCAAGCTGAACTGTTCTTTCGAAGTTACATAATTTAACTTGACTCGTTCATTGTATTATATTAAAATGGGTGCGTGGTCGGGAACATAGGTGTTTTTATGGCTTGGCTAGCCGTTACAATTGTCTACTTGCATTGTTCCACCATAATGATATGATTCTCACACCAACCCGGAGGACTCCCGATGAACGATTCCATGATCCTTTCCCCTTATGGCTTTTATGCCACGCAATCCATGCTCGACGCGCTGGACACGCTAAAAAATTGCGCCGCTGGGCGCTTTGCTACCATCAAGGGATATGTGCCCCTCAGTGCAAAGTCTTGGGTAAAGCTCCCCAAGTATGACGCCACCATCACGACACGCTTCGACACGGAAAAGCTCTACAATCGTCGCAAAGCCGCGCTGGAAGCGATGAAGCTGGAGGACTGCATGGTGTATGTCATGCAGGATAACGTGCTCTGCAAGCTCGATGCATCTGCTCTACGGCATGCGTTCGATGCTCGCATGAAAGATGAAATCGCCAGCATGAACCGCGAGCGGCCTGACACCGCCAATCACCGCGAAGGGCAAGCCCGATGCCACGTTAACATCTGCAATGGCGTGAGGGTTCACCTGAAAACGTACAAGAGCAATGATGGTATCATGCTCCCGTATGTCACCGATGATAGTAACACTGTCGCAGAATCCATCCGCGTTCATGGCATCCAGCAACATCGACGATACATCGAAAAAGGGGAACGAAAAATCGTTAATAGTGGCGTTCCCGTTCGCGTCAGTAACATCATCAAAAAGGCGTTGAACTTCCGATCCGTCGCCCTGACTTCATACACGCTCGGCGATAATTTCGACAGCTTGGCCATCGACGGAAACTTGCTCACCCCGGATGATATCACTCCGGACATGGTGGAAGCGACGGAGGACTAAGCAATCCAGGTACATGAACGAACCCTGAACGACCTTCAGGGTTCGTCTTTACTTATTCATTATATTATATTAAAATGGGTGCGTGGTCGGAGGAACTGACTGGCACCGTCACGCGCTTCGCGCCAAGGCTAGCGCACGGCTGGCAACATTCCCGACCTCCAGCCCATTTTAACATACCATACCTGAACCGAACCTGAACGTAAGTCGCTGTTTTCGTTACAATTCTGTACTTGACGGCATAACATAATAGGTCTATGATTCAACCATACCAACAAGGAACGCCACCATGAGCAAGCGAATTGTTGCAATCTTCGTCGCCGCGCGCAAATACATCGGCGGCAATTATGGCTACGCGCAAACGTCGTCACAGACCACGGTGCTCTATGATGATCGTTCGGAAAGTGAACACGTCGTCAAGGCAAGCTATGGTAGCGCATGGCTTGAGGATGCCTTCAAAGTGCTGGCGAAGGATCTGGTGCTGAACATCCCGCAGGGCCAGACTCGTTATGACTACCTGAACACGATGGGTATCAATCTGATCTCTGATTGTTGTCAAGTCGGTCGAGTAAAAGACTTGCATCGCTGATTTTGATCCGTTCAAAGCACTACAAGGCTCGCGTGCTGCGCGCCAAGGCTCGGAGGCGATAATAACCCTTGACAGTGTATAAAAGAATAGGCATACTATCCTCACTGACTAGGGAGAAACACAAATGCACTGCCAGCCGCTGAACATCCCCACCAAAGCTACCCCGTTCTCTGTCGGAGAGTACGTGGTCAACATCTACCAGCATGGCACGTTCGTCATCGCCTACCGTTACACGCAATGCAGCGGTGACTCCATGATGGAAGAGGTCAAAGAATTGCGGCGTAGAGCCTACCCCGCAGACCAAGGTTACACGATTGAGTGGTAACATTGAAGCGCCCTTCGGGGCGCTTTCTTTTATATCCACGATAGCCCCGACCTCCAACCCATTTTAACATACCATACCTGAACCGAACCTGAACAATAAGTCATTGATTTTGTTACAATTTAATGCTTGCAATTTTATTAGCATTGGTAGATACTAGCTTCACTCCCGCCGCAAAAGGATGCCGAAAATGAATCCGTCCAAAGCTACTCGCTACAATTGGAATCGCACTGATGCTCTCTACAATGCGCTGGATAGCATGGCAGTGAACAATGGGCTGTTCGTTACCTCAGATCGTTTGTGGCACGCCGTGAAGACTTACGAGGCGTTGGTTAATGGTAATCCCAACAACGCCGATTCTCTCATGCTCTGCCTCTTGAGGCATCATTACTCAAGTTAATGAAAAGCCCCGCGAAAGCGGGGCTTTTCATTTTAGTCTTGTGCGGTGTGAACCTGGCACATTGCGTTACAATTCAGCACTTGACACTATTACATAATAGTGCGAGAATAGTTTCACACTGATGGAGACAAGACATGCGCGAAGTCAAGGAAAGCAATGCGATTTACCAAGCACTTGCAATTCTGGAAAACCGTGTGCGCCAGCCTGAGGCATACATCACCCAGCCTTCCGATATAATCGACCTGCTACGTTTGCGGATGGCTAACAAGGATCGCGAAGTGTTTACTGTCGTTTTCCTCGACACTCGGCATGGTGTGATTTCGGTCGATGACATGTTTTTCGGCAATCTTTCCGGATGCGCCGTTTACATGAATCCGATTGCACGGCGCGCCGTCACGTTGAACGCTGCCGCTATCATCGTCGCGCACAATCACCCGTCCGGTATCGCGGAGCCTTCGCATGCTGACCGCGAACTGACTAACCGCTTGTATGAAGCAATGAAACTTTTGGAAATTCGCTTGCTGGATCATGTAGTTACGGCTGGTGTACACTATGTTTCATTCTCGGAGCGCGGTTGGCTCTAGAGTGTGATATCATAGACTCATCAAACGTGGCTTTTATCTAAAGGTCAATCAAATGAAAAAAATTCCGATTCCTCCCCGTGATCCATGCAGCAACCCCAGCGCGCGTTTTGTGGAATTGTTGGAAGGCGGTCTTCTCAAACTCTGGAACGGGAGGAAGGGAAAATATAGCTCCGGGGACACCAAGTTTATCTGCAATACTTTCCATACGGAGGAGGGTGCATATAAACTGGAAAGACTGATTTCAGTGCGTCTTGACTATACCACCTTCGATGAATGGCTGCGCAAGCATGGGTGTTTCACTGTAAAGCAAACCCAGGAAGCTCGCAGGGCTTGGATGTTAGATATGATCCAAGAGTTCAGCCCGCGTAATTACATTGAGGCAGGAGGGTAAAATTACATTATATAATACAAAGACTCTTGCAACAGTCGCCAACCTTGTATATAGTATCACCATCGGCAGCAACGAAGTTGCCGATCAACCTCACCGGAGAATGAAAAATGCCCAAGCTCGTCGCAGGTGTTACCCAGATTGACCGCTCGCCGCTGTTCTACACCAGCAATGGCTACAAGTTCCAGACCGCCACCCAGGCGAACAATCATCAGCGCGAACTGAACCGCATTACCAAGATGCGTGCAATCGTCGCCGAAGTTTGCCCGACACCTCCATCCAATTCGTACATTGTGAATGTGTCGGACGTCATCGCCGCCATTCGCAACCCCAAGAAACTCGCCACGTTGATGAAGCTCATCAACGTCTAACACCAGAAGCTAGACAAGCACCAAGGGCGAGCGCCCTTGGTGCTTTTTATATAACACTCTATTCCCCGACCACGCACCCATTTTAATACATCCATCCTGAACACAAAATGAATGGAGAGGCGTCCCTCTCCATTCACAAACCCTCTTCGGGATGATATCCCGAATGCGTTTTGTCTACCTCGCCAGATAGGCCCGTCACTGGAGCCCTAGTGCCCGTGGCGCATATCGGTCAGTAACTCATTATTACTAGTCCTTTGCCTTCCGGCGTCCGCGCTGTCGATAGGTGTAGAATACCACAAACGACTGAATGATAGCTGAACATAATGTAACATGTCCTGGCACAATTCATTCATCGAGCATTCAGTTTAGCATTGTATAATAGCACCATATTCACTAGAGGTAGAATTGAAATGGCCTACACGATCTGGCGAATTCGCATCAAGGGACATAAATTGAACAAAGTGCTCTCAGTGCGTGCGCGTGCTCCATATCGCGACAGCGAACTGATTAACTACATGTACCAACATGCGATTGACAATCAGGTCAACCCGAATAGCTTGACGGTTGAACAATTCACCGAAATAGTAAACGACTAGGAGAAATTTATGGTACTCGTTCTTGTTACTCGCGGTAAGGGTGCATCGCGGCCAGATTATGCGCGAATTGTGGAATTCGATACCATCGAAGCGGCTGAGGCTTACTGTAAGCGAATCAACCCGACCGTTCCCGAGAAGTATTGGGAAATGGGAACCGTATTGTATGATCGTCAAGACGTTGTGCCGCTCGCATGGCCAGATGTATACGATTAAGGGTATGTTCAGCTTCAAATAGTATAATGGCCAACATACCAACGGAGAACAACAATGGATCTCGAAAAAGTCAACAAGGATTGCGAATTCATCCAGACCATTCTGCGTGAAGCGTTTCCGAATTTTCTGATTCAGATCAATGTCCAGCGCATCCTCGGGTGGACTGTCCGCGTCGTGTTCGCTAATGTCCCCGACAAGAAAGCGGCGCCTTATGGGATTCTGGAAAACGCCAGCTTCGTGGGCGTCGCATTGATTCAAGAAAATCGCGATGGCACCTGTTACATGGAATGTCCCGCCCACATGACGCGCAATATCAAGTTCCGTAAAATCAGCGGAAAGGATCATTCTGCCGTGCTGGCAAAGTTCCACGACTGGATGATCCGCAATCGTGAAGCGATCCTCGCAGTCGCCCCGCGCTACAATACGGTCGGTTAAGCAATCATTCATTTAAATCAGGTATAATACCCTCATCAACAAAAGGGATACACAAATGAATCTGCTCGCGGCGAAGGAAGTCATCGAAAAGGTTGACGACATTATCAATCCTGGCGAGTTTCTACTCGTCTTGCTGGCAAAGGCTCTGGAATCACCTGACGCTCTGTATGATATGCTGCAACAGGAGTTCGGCAGCGACAAGGTGCGATTCACTTCCGCTCAGCAGGGAGAGCCGCGCCTTCGCACGATCACAGATGTCATCCGCTACATCGGAAACACTCCACAGCCCCATCTCCAAATGGACAAGATCACTGCGTTGAAGATCCTGCGCGATGTTGGCGGCATCGGTCTAAAGGACGCAAAAGATATCGTAGAATCGACGCTTCCGAGCCTCCCCCTTCCGAGTACGCTTTCGAAAGGGTCGGAGTATTGAAAAAATGGACCCCCTCGGGGGTCCATTTTTCTATATTAGAACTTCCCGACCACGCACCCATTTTATATTATACACACTGAACAGAGACTGAACAGAGCGCCGTTACAATTATGTACTTGACGCCATAATATAATAGGTCTATAGTTCACTCATCGTCTGGGAGATCGCCGATGGCCATTTTTACGAAACGCGGGACTGAGATCACTCAAGAATTCATCGCCCAGCAGATGGAAAAGAGCGACGCCTGGTTGTATCGTTCCATCACTGCCATTTACAAGTGGCAGACCGAAGACGAGAAGGCTATCCAAGCAACCTCGCACAGCAATGGCGTCGGATTTAATGCGATTGATGCGCATATCCTGTCGTCCTTCGCAGAGCAGATCGCACAGCGTGGATTCCTGACCGTCAAACAAAAGATGATCGCGCGAAAGAAAATGGTCAAGTATGCCGGTCAACTTTTTCACATCGCCACCGGCAAAAGTGCTTGACGCTGCAATTCCGTCATGGCATAATACATCTACTTCATCGGGAGAAACAAAATGATCGTCGTCCGCCGCTCAATCGTTTCCGGTATGGTTCATGAGATGGACCTTCCGATCACTCAGGAACAGATCGCGGCCTGGGAAGCTGGCACGCTCGTTCAATATGCCTTCCCGCATCTGACTGCCTCTCAGCGCGAATTCATCATGACCGGCATCACCGAACAGGAATGGAACGATATGTTCATTGACGATGAACCGGAATCGTCCGTTGAAGATGGCTACGAACATGAAGATGATGGTCAGCCGTCCGAAATGCAGGAATGGCATGATTTTGACCCGGACTGCTAACTCCACGTTGACAAGAGGATGACATCAATGGATAATCTGCGCGACCGCTACGAGATCTACGTAGCACAGGCGACTGCCCTTGGTTGGGTTGTCAAGACTTTCGATGAATGGTTGAACAGTTAGGAGAACATCATGTCGCGTTACTGTCAAGCTGAAATCGTAATTCTATTCTGAGCCCAAAATCGTAATTTTATTTTTACACGACCTGGGCACAGACGCCACACCATTGTAACATTTTAATTCACACCAGAAATAACTATAAAAACGCTAGCATAATAGCTGGCGCTGGGGTATACTATCATCATTCCAACGGGAGAACGATGATGGAAATCGAAGTGGAAATCGGCTATAACGATGACGATGAAATGATCGTCGAAACTCTTCCCGCCAAGTTTGAAGTGTGCCATGAGTGCGAAGGCCACGGCTACGTGCTGAATCCTTCAATGCGCGGCCACTGTTACAGTGCAGAAGAGTTTCATGATACGTTCCACGATGAAGATGACCGCGCAGAGTATTTCAAGCGCGGTGGGCGGTATGACGTAGTGTACCCGTGCTGCAATGGCAAGAACGTCGTGAAGGTGATCGACGAGGAAGCATGTAACGCGAAGCCTGAACTGAAGGCGATCATGAAAGCGTATCACGCGCGGCGCGGTGAACTTTTCCGCGAGCGACAGGAAGATGCCCGTATCTGCAGGATGGAAAGCGGGATGTGGGGATGATCCCAGGTTGAATAAAAAATGGCCGGTTGACTCTGAGGAAATGGTCAACCGGCCACTATATCACAGTCAGCCTGAATGGTGGCTGAACGGGGATAGATTGCACAATAAGTTACAATCTCGCGAGCATTGCACTGGCGAGAGTATGACGATCCACCATCGTATCACACAAGAAAAGCGAACGCAAGTGCCATCAAAGCACTTGCGTTCTATTATGTTATAGATTAAAATGGGTGCGTGGTCGGGAGGCTTTGGCGGCTTGGGTGCTTTGATCTTTCGCTTACGCGCAACGTTCCTCCCGACCACCACCCAATTTTATATTATCTAATAAAAGTCGTGAAGTACCGTTCGTCGGAAAGTCCAAGCGAGGTCGCTAGCACAATACTGCGAGAGTTTGAGGATCGTCGATAACATTTCATCACAATCCTCCGCTTGCGTCACCAGGCCGTTGCGCGTATAAAGAAACTCACCGGGCAATCCTGCCCATGCTCAAAAGGATGCGCCGCCATGCTCTTTTCGACTAACGTCCGCGCCATCGCGCTCTGTGTCAGCTTGGCTGACAAGCTGCAAGAATTGCTGTACCATGCCTTTAGTCGCGGTTATGTCGTTGTGATCCCGGACTATTTCATCAACCGGAAGGGTGCGCGCGTGCACGTCCACAATGCCGCCGAACTTGCACAGTCAGTCTTGAACGGTGAATGTTTCGTCGTGAACACGGAGAAGAACGCGCGCAGGCTCGCCGCCGCAATGGGCGGCAGTGTGATGGATGCGCCTAACTTCATCGGATACCTGCGCATGAAGCTGGACGCACGTGCCGAAAACATTCTGAACAATGCGGACCGCTAAGGAAACATACCAATGAGCTTGGACACACTGCGTAAAGTGGAAGCCGACATCGTCCGCGCCATCATCGCGGAAGCCTTGCGGCTCGGCTATCGAGTCTCGGTTAGCGATGGTGAGGAGCTGATCGAAGAGAGTAGCAATGCTTATGCAATACTGAAAGAATGCGCGGGGGGCGACGAGAACATGCTATACTTTTCCAAGGACTACAAGACGTGCGGCGCGGTCTGGATCATCTACGGTGAGGGCGCGTCATGCATCGCAGACTATACCGATAATACGCATATGCAAGCCATCATGGCGCCCGCTGAAGCTATTGTGCGTGCAGCCTTGAACTAGATCATGGGGCGCCCTAGGATTGATCCTAGGGCGCCAAGCGTGCAACAAAAAAATGACTTTGGGAAACGATTGAGTTACTTTTTATTTCAATTGTGTGCGACGCCTTCGCCGGGGTATGAGCCTTTTCATTGTCCCCATAATTTAAGTCACATTCCAGACATTGTCCCCATAATTTAAGTCACATTCCAGACATTGTCCCCATAATTTAAGTCACATTCCAGACCACATTTCGTAAAACAATTCTACAACTTTCTCTTTCACTATGTGAATAAACTATTCAATACAACAATCACATCGATTTCTAAAAATTTTTCCAAAAATTTTAGAGATGTTGTTCTTCTCTTTTTATAACGGTCCACTCCGATTCTAACTTTTCATACACCAGTTCTATCAATGTCTCCATGCAATCTTGCTTTGATAAAAATTTAATCGGCGTATTTCGCGTAGTCATAGGAACTAATTTAATTACATCTTCCGTATCAAAATCTAATGATACAACTTCCTCTTCACCTATTATTACATGTTCCACATCACCAATCTTTGCCAAACCGTAAAAATACTCTTTTTTGTGGCCAAGACCATTTTCTGATTGTTCGTATCTTACTATAAGTTGTGCGTCTGGTGAACCAATTTTAATTTTCTCTAACATTTGTTGTGTGTTCATAAACTTTCCTTTTTTATATGCTATCAAAGTTAGTGAGTTGATGTCAATTGGAAGTGTAACTATAAATATATTCATTTGGAAACCCTTATGAAATACTTACGATATCTATTAGAAACACATCTATTAGAAAGTTACCAGTTAGCTACTAAAGAATGGTCTGCTAGTCATGACAAGAATGATGTTGATCAAACAATCAAGTTATACAAAGATTTAATTAATAAAAACAAGATCTCTGGTGCAGAACGAGACATTAATCATTGGCGTAAAACTGGATTTGATCAATTCAAGCAGTTTGTGACACAGACAAAAACTCAGGTTGAAACCGCTGATACTAAGGGTAATAGAAAGAAAGCAATTAAAGCTGCATCTAATGAAATCTTGACTATTAAGAAAACTGATGACATGCATTTGTTCATGCCTTTGTCTAAGGAAGCATCATGTTTCTACGCAGGTAATAAAACTCCTTGGTGTATATCTACTAGAGACGGTGATAATTATTTCTATCAATATACCGTAAGGGGCGGTAATTATATATTTTTCCTAATTCACGATGATCAGATTTATGCTCTAGTATTAGACAAAGATATGCAGGAGGTCTTAGAGTGTCAGGATAAAACAAATAATAACACGTTCCCTCCAGAAAGATTTTTATCTATAGCCGGTTTAAATATGAATACTCTTAGAGATTTCGTAGCTAAGAATGAAAAAGACATTAAAAACAATTTGGGCACTAGTAATGATAGAGATGAAAAACGCATTTTTGGCAAAAAAGCGGAAGCTATTAGAAATTTTATAAAAAATCAAAACCAAAACAATTCTGAACAATTCTACGAAGCGATTAGAGGGTTGCTATCATTCGAAAGAAATACTTTATTCGGAAAATATATTAATGAAGACGAATTGCGAAGACTCTTTAATTTAGATGTCAAAGATTATGATTATACTATGTTCATAAAAGAAATGGCTACTACCAAATTCAGTAAGTATATGCCAGAAGGTATAATATCAGATATATCATATACTCATATAATAGACCAGTTTAAATATTATAAGCCTATGCATGTTATAGACATGATTAATAATATTTTTAGACACGAAAAGAGATATATAACTGGAATTACCAAACAGAGTCAAATCAAAACATTAATTTCGATGATTGTAAAGAGAATATTTGATAGTGAAAAATATGATACCATTCTTCATTTCGTCAATGCTGCATCTGAAGTTGGATTGTATGATAAATGGGGAATGGAAGATAACCATGATATAAAGCGCGCAATAGACACATACGAAAAAGAAAAATAACGGAAACCCTTATGAAATACTTACGATACTTACTAGAGATGCAATACCATTGATCGCACTAGAGAGAAAATTTGGATCTCTTGCGAATGCTGTTAAATCATGTGGGTTTGACGCATTGATACATCTAGGACCGGCAAATAAAAAACATATATTAGTATATGATAACGATCAAATATTATTATGCCTCTAGACATTTTTAAATTACATACCGATCCTTCTAAATTGAAAGGTTATGGGACTAAAATTTTACGAACATATACTGCATTGCAGTCATTAAAGAAAGAAGATCAACGACCTGATGAAATAATAACTGATATTACTAATAATGGCGTTTTAGGTGATGCACTCAATAAAGTTATTAAATACTCTGATATACCAATTGAAAAACTAGAAAAAATAATATCAGTAGATGCAAATTTAGCATATTCATATGCTGTTAATGTATTGAAAAGCAGATTTCAAATTGGAGAAAAATCAATCAGTAAAAACGCTGGCTTTTCATATTTATATGCCGTTAATGTGCTACATGGCAGATTTCACATGGGCGAGGATGTTATAAAAACTGATGATGATATTTGGGAATTTTATCAAGAGGATGTATTAAACAAATAAAACTTACAGAAATATTAAATGAAGTTGAAATAGTAAGCACTCGCAATAAAAATAGGAAAAATGGTACATGGGTTGATCCAGAAGAACAACAACCATTAATTGATAACAAAACCATTAGAGTCTATCACGGGATTAATGATATACGCCAATTTATTCATATGTTACAACATGGACTTAGCGATAATACTAAGATTGAACGGAGATACTCATATGAAAATGATAATAATCTTAAAGATATAACTATCTCCGTAAGATCATCAAATTCCCATATTTTTTGACCTTTAGTTAATCTTGTCTGTGTAAATAGCCCAAGACCGTGGGCAGATTGTTTAACTTGTGTTGATATTAATAGCATAGTAGGTTCTTTTTTGACATTGTAGATTGAATATTTGCTGTTGTCAAATCAAAGATATAAATAATTTTATTTGGATCTTACATGAAAACATTTACACAATACCTGTTAGAAATGTATCTATCAGAGAATTATCAATTAGCAGCCAAGCAGTTTATGACTACTAATGATAAAACTGAAGTAGATAATACTATTAGTTCATTTAAAGAACTAGTTAATAAAAATAAAGTTTTTGGTAAACAGAGAGATATCAACTACTGGCGCAAAGAGGGGTTTGATCAGTTCAAACGTTTTGTAGAAGAAACTAAAAAACAAACGGAAACGGCAGATACAAAAGCTAATAGAAAAAGATTAATCAAATCTGCATCTAATGATATTTTAACTATCAAGAAAACGAAAAATATACATTTGTTTATTCCATTGTCTAAAGAAGCTTCGTGTTTTTACGCCGGAAATAAAACACCATGGTGTATTTCTACTAGAGATGGTGACAATTACTTCTATTTTTATACAATTAAAGCTAAAGCGTATGTTATATTTTTAATACACGATGATGAGATTTATGCGTTGGTTATGAATCGGGATGGAGAAATTTTAGAATGTCAAGATAAACAAAATGATAATTCTTTTCCTCCAACAAAATTTTATTCATTAAGTGGAATATCACGAGAACAGTTATTTGAATTCTGTAATGATAACAGTCATAAAATTTTTGAAGCCATTTCGAACAATATGCTAAAACAATTTAAGGTTGCGTTTAAGACAGAAAAATATGATATTTTTACTAATCCTTTAACAGTTGAGACATTTAATAATAATCAACGTATAAAGATTGGTTCACCATTTATGTTGTCCACTGAGAGCGCATCATTTTACATATTGATGACCGCGTGGAATTCTTTTGGTGGTATACCGGAAGTACAATTAGAATGTAATCTTCTCAACATGGAAAAATATAACTCGAAAGATGAAAGACTGATTCTATCTAAATTATCCGAAACCCTGACGAAAGATTCTAAAAAACAGATATTCGATTTCGTATATAATATAATCAACACATTTTGGGAAGACCTGCAATATGAAATAGAAATAACTAAAGATGACATGAGAATTGATCCAGACAATAGAGTTTTAATAAAAAGAATGTCAGTCTATGAAAAAAAATATACACAATTTAGAAGCTTTATACTTAATTCATCCCAATTCCACGGAATGCAACCACTTTTAATTTTATATCCTGATGTACTGGACAATGTAATAAATAGCTTGAATTTAAGAGAAAAGATTAATAAAAATTTATTCGGATAGCATTACATGAAAACATTTTTTCAATACATAACAGAAAAAGTAGAAATGCGAGCACCGTCTAATGTCACTAAACGTGGCGATGACGATTATGCTTCATATTCTTGGACTACTACAAAAGGTAATAGAGTTGATTTAATGTTCGATAAATTTAGCTTAACTGATGGAAAATATTACGATATAGGTTTTTCTGTTAATGGGAGCATGAATGAAGATCCAACTCGTTCTCATGACCGAGAGATTTTTCAAACTATTTTATACCAGATTAAAAAAGTAATAAGTGAACGGAATGATATAAATGGTTTTACATTTATTGCTTATTCTGATGTATTTGATATTAAAGAAATCTCTAAAATAATAAAACCATATTATAAGAAAATGATAGAGTTTGCCGACAAATATAAGAAGGATCATCCGGAAGTACGCGATCTATATTTAATAGCAAAACAATTTAATAATTTAAGAGGCATAAGCGAAATCAATTCTATGCTCTATGACATAAATGCAACGTTAGGTTATAAAAATACTCCAGACGAAATAAAAACTTTTCTTGAAGAATTCAAGCAAGTGTTAAATAAAATTGCCGATATGATTCAAAGTGATGACGTTCAGTTAGTTAATAGAAGACTTGGCGTTTACAAAAAATTTATGTCTCAATATCTTGGAAATGATTGGGCTGTGACGCCAAAGGGTAGATCTGGTATTTTAGCAAAGAAGGTTGTGTAATGCTATTACGAGACTTATTACTTGAATCTATCAATCTTAGCAAATATAGGGATAAAATTCGCGACGAAATCAAAACAACGTTAGAAAGAGTATTACGAATTCATGTTCCCGCTATCGTTAAAGACGAGGAAGATGACGAGGTGCGAGCAATAGTTAACTATCTGTCTTCTCAATTATATGGAAGCAATGTTCGTTCTACATTAGCACATCAGCTCGGCCAATTATGTAATGAGATTATGAGTGTGGAAACCGATGCGCGTTCATATGGCGAACGTGCATTTACTGTCAGCGTCTTCTTTTCTGGTGAAATCTCATCAAGTGGATATTGTAAATTTAATCTTATCGGAATTAACAGATATACAATATTAGATAAACTATTAGACCGTATTAAAGATAGTTATATTAAAGGCTCTGTTGCATCTTCGTTTAATACTATTGAAGAATATAATCAGCATGTTAAAAAATATGGTGTAGAATTAGATCTAAATGATTCTTGGTACAATCCACTAATAGACATTTTATTACATGAAATGGTGCATGCCATACAGCACTACAAACAGTTTCGTGCTGGGCGAAGCCCGGATAATCTTGAGTATAGAAGTTATTTGGAAAAAGATAAATCAAAATTTCATAACATGATCAATAAAAATATAATAGACAAACATTACTATAGCAGTCCGCAAGAGATAGCGGCACATGCTCATAATATAAGTCTTGAAATAATTAATGATTATGGTGTCGATAAAAATTGGGAACCAAAGGCAATTCCGTCAGATTTACAAATATCTAAAAATGTAAATAGATATTTACAAAACGTGTTTTCCGATGAATTAAAAGACCCGAAGGTGCAAAAAATAATGAAAAGATACTATAAGTTGGTATATAAAGAGGTCGTTGATTATCTTTCTAATTTGTATAAAGATAGTTGACGAAGGGTAGAATTCGTAACTGACAAGGGTTAGGCGGTAATCACTTGATTCCGTTATTCATGGTCCATGGATAAATGATAAACGTCTCCACCGACTGTATTACAGTGCTCTATTGCTGTTTCGAGCGCTAATTGCAATCTATCGGTCGGCGAATATTTTGCTTTATGCATTCTTTCGCTCGTATACAATGATGCCAATGCATAATCTTCGCCGGACCCACAGGCCGTGTATTTCTCTAATGGGATTCCTACTTGAAAGTCACTTTCTATTAAAAATAGCTTATCTCTAATTGCAACTATGAACTTTCCACCCCTAGAATCTTCACCGTCTTTTATACTACCATAGCCATTATCTTTGAAGATTTCTTTAATTTCTTTTACGAATGACTTTACCATATATCTATGGAGGTCGTCTTCTGACTTGTCGTCATCTGAGTAGCCAGTTGGTGTAAATTCGTATTTAAGGATTTGCCCCATTCTATATGATGATGTAAATCCTATCATGAATGGTTGATTTAATGATGTATGCTTCATGAAAATTTTATGATCTTTTCTTCTGGTTCTTGAAGAATGATCAAACCCCATTGAATCTGCCGCTATGTATGTTTTGTTTTTATCAATTATTGCCGCTATACAAGTCATTCCGACTCCTTAAATTATTTTATGTGTTATTTGCTCTGACGAGTTATACATGTCGCTAATCTTATCATAAGTTGCGCATATCAAGCGTTCCAGACATTCATCATAACTATCTGCGCGATAAATTGGGTGACTTGGGTCAAGATCGATAAGATAACCAACATTATCATTATGTCTGAATATGCACAAATACCAAAGATTAGAGGAGCCGTATAATCGTGCCACTCCTGTATAAGTGGTATAGCTATCACCTAGTGGGTTCTTGAATGTATTTTCAAGAATTTGGAGGTTACTAATTTTTCCACAATTTTTGAGTTTCTCTAATTTTTCTTCTGTATTCATTTTTCTTCCTGTTTTATTTGTTGAAATAGCGCTGTCAATATTTCACTGTCTACTTCATTCGTAATATCTTTACTTAATTTTTTAATCGTAATATGCATTGTGTCAGGTGGTCTACGTATATCTGCACAAAACCGATGTTGAAATCGTCTTAAGATGCATTTATTGCTTTTTGTTGTATGTTGACGCTTATCTAAATTTAATCTTCTACGATTTTTTGTAAATGATTGGCTTATTTCATCTATGGAATTCACATCTACCTCAAAAAATGAGGTAGATGTTCTAGTTTTATAATTTGATGCGGACATTCTGACAATTTCGTTCGTGTGATTATCTCTACAATTTTAAAATTCTAGCAATACGTGCCTTTAAAGTCAAGACATTAATAAATAAATTTATATGTTTTTGGAGTAAAAATGAGCAGAATAAAATTTCTAAGTTATTTGATATCAGAAGGTGTTAGAAGTGGTGCTAGAGACATCAAAGGATTCAAACCTAAAAAAGATTTTACAATTGGATTCGAATTTGAAATATCCACGCCAGAATTAAGAAATGGCAATGATAACGATGATCATGATAATGATTGGGAAAACTTTAGTGAGAATTGGTATCAAAATGGTTCTGGACCATCACCATCTGACTATTGGAACACATTAGAAGACCGTGATATAACACAGATAATAAATCTCTATAATCTTAAAGCCAAATATGGCTATGGAAAGAAAGCTGATTATAATAAGGATCAAGGATATTTTGATTTTTATAATCCAACTAGAGAAGATAGTGAAGACAGCTATAAAGTAAGAAATGGGATCGTGTTAAATTCAGATGGTGAAGAAGTAGATGTATTTCAACTAGAAGATCCCGAAGAATTTTTTGAATTATTCAAACCTAATTGTTATGATGAGTGGACGGAAGATTATTTCCATGATTATGAACAAGAAGCTATGAATGATGCGTTTCAAGAATATTTAAATGATAATTCTAGAAGCGATAATGACGGTAATTCAATTGAACACATACAGTATGTTATGAAAAAAGCTTTAAAACAAGAAATCTATTTAAATAGTGATGATTATAGTTCATGGACTTTAGTCGCTGACTCGTCAATAGATCCAGATGGAGGAGAATTGCGTTCTCCAATATTATCATACAATGAAGCTATTAACGCGTTAAAAACGGTTTTTAAAGCAATTAGCACAGATAGTGAACTTGAAACCAACGAGAGTACGGGTTTGCATATTAATCTTGGAACATTTACAAAAGAAGAATTAGACAGACTAGACATACTGAAATTTGTTTTACTAATCGGTGAAGAACATGTACTTGGGATGTTCGATAGAGAACATAATAGATATACCGAGCCGCATATCGAGCATATTATTAAATATTTGCAGCAATCTAATGGTAATAACATAAACAATTATTTAAATTCTATAAGCTCAATCAATAGTCATATAATTGAAAACCCCGCAAAATATAGATTTGCAAATGTTGGTAAACTTAAGGACGGGTATATTGAAATTAGGGCTGCCGGAGGTGATAATTATCATAAGAAATTTAATGAAGTTGTAGAAACTATAAACAGGGTTATGAAATTTTTAGAGATTGCTATGGACCCAAACGCTTATAGAAAAGAGTATTTAACAAAATTATATAAGTTGTTCGGTGACAAAATGAAGGGTTTAGATCAAATGTCTAAAAATAGAGATGTCGCCACCAACCAATCTGTTATATCCAATATTGAGAAAGATTTCGCTAGCGTTCTGGACAGAAAATATAAATCTATTGGTAACAGTATTATAGATGTCATACAAGTTTTAGTAGAAGTTGCTGTCAATATAGATAAAAAACAATTGCAACCAGAAATAATGCTTAAACATTCCATTCAGATCAGAAATTATGTAAATCAACTAAAAAAATCTAATAATAATTATAAATCGATGATACCAAATGCAAAAACATATATAAATTCTCAACGCGACAATATGGATAAAAAAATTTACACGTTTATTATGGGGCTATTAAATTAATATGAAACTAATTGATTTGCATGAAATGGAAATACAAGAATTCAGGCATCTTATGTCTGAGTTAAATAAAATATTATTAGGATATAATTTAAAACTGGCTACAACGACACACGGCATTCAACGAATGTTTTTGGATCAATCTGCCGATAGAAGAGGAATCGATATTAATGATTTCATATCAACGATTCAATCATTTTTAAGCAAAGAGTATAAAAAATTGGATGTTTTCAGGCAGAAGAAAGAAAAATATAAGGCTTCCATATCCAATAAACGTAATGGATTAAACATTGTGGTTGCAATTGATTATGATCGCCCTCCTAATAATATTGCTTTAGAGACTGGAATAAGAAAGATATACGATCTAAATATTATAACTGCCATAGTAAAGAAGGATTTTAAATCGGATAATTTTTCTTCTAATAAAGTTATAATAGAGAATAGAAAATGAATTTCATACAATTTCTTATAGAAAAGCGTCGTGGAGATATGTCTAGAGGCGATGCATACGATGATTTAATGAAATATTTTAATGATGCCGCTGATACATATATTTCTTTTACAAAAATTGAAAAAATTGGAATAAATCCTAATTCTCGCTATAATACTCCTAACGGAATTTATACATATCAACTAGATTATGTATTCAAAATCACTGATTATAAGGATGAAAGAGATCTATCTCTATTACCTTTTGCACATGATCAACCGTATATTTGGGTCGTTAAACCAAAAACTAAAGTTCTTCGTTTACAAGATTATACTGATGCCGATTTACAACAAGATATTAAAAAATTAAAAACACATTTTAAAACTGATAGTCATGAATTTATTATTAAACAATTTGGTGATACAGCGCGTCATGCATATCCTGCATCTAAAATGTGGAATATAACTCGCGGTTTAGCCCAAAAAAATCCTAACAAATGGAATCATATTCTAAGAGTAATATTAGGTTACTCTATAATAAGAGATGATGGATATGGCGTACTTCATCCCGCCGAGCCATATCAAACCGTATTTTTATCTTTTAGTTCTTTAAGCCCTGTGGAAAAAATCAAAAACCGTGCAAAAAATCTGGCTGCAAAATCTAATCATTTAGAAAGACAACAGAGATCTGAACCGTTGCAAGAATTACTTGATGATTTTATAAAAAACCCTAGCGTAAAAATCTATGAGAAGCTTTTACAAGATATTACTCATAAAAATATTGATGACTTTTTACAATTTTATAAAGTAAAAAGATTTAGAAATTCATTGAGAAAAGTTTTTGACATTTTAATGGAGAAGAAAGAATTTACACTTAATATAAGAATCGCTGTATTTTTACATAATGTAAATTATTATAAGGATTCTATAGTAAAAGCCGTAATTACAAATCCAGATATTTTAGAAAATGAGTATTCTAGACTGATTATGACCTCAACGAATTTTAGAAGAGTATTTAAGGATGATCATGACAAAGTTAAAAAAATGTTTAGAATAATTCTTGATAAGTTCTTGATAAAAAAATATGAAACATTTATGGATATGGGATTTATTAGTGAATATATTAACGATGTTGATTTTATTAGAGACGTATTAAAACATTATAACATATCTTCCAGTGAAACCATATTCCGTGATTTTTTATATCTTATTGAGGAGCATTTCGAATTTGAAAATGATGATGTATATGATCATCTACAAAAGATAGGTAATAAAGATCTAATACAATTATTTAACAAAAAATGGAGAGACGGTTAGTGAAACTATCAAAAATCTCTAATAATTTCATAATTAGCCGTTATCATCATGAATCAATTGTACTTTATCTAAGTTAAAATCTATTGCGCTCTTTTGTATAATAAATTGTTTATTGTGAGAAATCATTGCCAAAATATTTTCTAATTGGCTCTTACGCAATTCAATATTTCCACCATCCTCTTGTCTTTCACAAATGTGATTACCTTTAAGCATAGAATCCATTACTGTGTCAATAATTTGTGTTGTATATCTATTTTTATCATGTAATATTTCTTCTTCATTATCATTAATTTCTACATTTAGTGGAGTTTTAATTCCTATTACATAATCATTACCGTTAAAAGTGTAATACACCGCATATTCAACAACTTTTATATGATTTATAAAGCCATACACATCTTCGTGTTCATCCGCAAAATTAGTTTGATTGGGCACTATCATAAAAATAACATAATCTTTGTCTACATTATTGATTTTAAAATTAGATATATCGTTTGCTTCAGCTAAAAATTTAATAAAATTCATATCAAGTTCTCTTTATGATTATTTATGGTTTATGGATTGAACATATAAATATTTGTTATTGGAAAAATGAAATGAAGCTTTTACACTTGTTTGAGAACGATGATGTTGTGCACGCAGAACAATTGAAAAAAACTGGATTTTGGGGTAAACAGGGGGCAGGTTGCCTTCCATTATGCTCAAAAACTAAACGGTTTTTATTAAATCTTAGATCTGGTGCAGTGGAACAACCACATACTTATGGCACTTGGGGAGGTGCCATAGATTCGGATGAAAATCCGAGAGAAGCCGCGTTGAGAGAATTTAAGGAAGAAGCCGGATTCAATGGAACTTTTGAAAGGGTGGTGAGCATATACACATTTAAATCTTCTAATTTTTCTTATTATAATTTTTTAATCATAATACCAGAAGAATTTACCCCAAAATTAGATTGGGAATCTGCCGGATTCAAATGGTGTGATTTAAATGAAATGCAATCGCTGAATCTACATTTTGGTGTTAAAAGCATTTTAAATGATGAACCATCTATGCGAATCATCAATAATTATTTAAAATGAAATATCACCAAGATCTAATTCTCTGTTTTTATTATTAACAGGGCGTTTTATTTTAAAGAAATCATAATATTGATTTTTTAAATAATCGCTTTCTAAATAATTCAACATTTCTTCAACTTCTGGAACTCTCTTCTCTAATTGAATTGCATAATTTATGGCAGTGCTAGGATCGTCTTTTATTTTATTAAATAATTCTGGTATATGGTTTCTTTTAAATTTAACATATAATGGTATTACGTCTCTCGCGCCCCACCTATCCGTCTTTAAAATTATATCATATAGAAGTTTGTCGTTCTCTGAAGATAAACGTCTTGCCATTTTTGCACTTTTTGTTTTTGCCAAATCAAACATGAGTTGTTTTAGGGAGTTCATGTAATCATCATGTAATACTACTCTTAGTCCAACTTTATTAATTCTATCTATTAATTCATGGCCCCTTAATCGTTCATCTGGAATACGTTTGACTTGAGCTTTATTATGTATTTTTTCCACTATTTTGTATGAGTCTGGAGTTAAGAATACTGTTTGAAATGGTTCAGATGACCATATTATACCTTCTCCTCGGTCTTCTATGATATCATATCCTAAGTCCTTTCTAAATATTTTACTCCAAGTATTAGAATAATTTGAAGTACCTTTATTGATGTGTGTTAACCCTCTTGCTAAATTCTGCGTAACATTCCATAATTTTGTACCATCCTTATAAGAGCCATTAGCCCACATGTTGATGGCGTTTACATGGTCTAACAAATCATAGTCATGTTTTATTTTTAAACGCTCGGTCAATTGTTTTATCAAACCTTCTAGTTTTTTATAATCCGTTGAGAAATCATTATATGTATTGAGAACTAATATATTTTTTGTAGGTTTTAGGAGCCATATTACTGGAAAACCACCGGCAAATGGCACTACGCCAACGCCATAAGAATTGAGCTGTTTCATTTTGCTTATAAAGTCTGATAGCTTATATGTGTATATGCCATTTGGAGTGCCCCAATTTGATTTAGGATTTATTCCTATTTTATTCTCTATTCGAGTAAATGACATGTAAATGTTATCAGCGTCTTTCTCATATTTCAATATTGGATTAATACCAACTAGTTTATCTTGACTAGGATGATCCGCATTTCTACGAGCTTCTATTAGAAAATTTATAAATCTCATTATTATTCCAGTTTCATTTTTCATATTTATTGTCATAAATATAAATTATATGCATAAGTAAAAAAAATAATGATATCAGAAGCTAACTATGTGGGTAATTTGGGGTTCATCGAATTTGCCAGGTTCCAAAAAATTGCAAGTCAAGAGCAAAAAAATTTATTTAAAAAATTATTATCAGAAAAAAACTACGTGGCCCTTAAAAAGCTTTTAAACGTTGTCTTAGGCACAGATTTACATGATTCTTTTTACAAAGGAAATATAAAAGAATCCCAAGCTAGATTTATTATTATTCCATTGGGGCTATCATTTGATGAACTAATTCATGCCGCTATAGTTGCCACTAAACCGGAAAATCGAGGGAATAAAGTAATTGACAGGCAAACTAATTCAGAAATAAATAAAAAACAACTTTTGGCCGAAATTAGAAAGCATAATATAACAAAAACCGAACAAAGTTACGATCAGTCATCGTTGTTCTAACATTGTGGCGGTGGTAGTATCCTTCCAAAACAGGGGAAACTTACGTGGACAGAAAATATCATAAAGAATTATTCGCGGCCATTCAGCAATTAAATGAAAGCCTCGGTCATCCAACCGTTACAGTTTGTGATGGTAATTTTGATATTGCCATTATTAAATATGCAGCAGATTATATTAACCAGAGGATAAGTAATGTTACTTCCGATTCTAAAATATCCAGATAAAAGATTAAATATTGTCGCGTCTTCTGTTAATGAAGAAGAGTTTAAAGATAATATACATTTATATTTGTTAATTAACAACATGTTCGAGACAATGGAAAATGCAGGTGGAATTGGTCTAGCGGCAACTCAAGTCAACATACATAAAAGAATAATTGTTATGAAAGTGACATTGCCAATTGTTATTATTAATCCTGTAGTTATTTCTAAGAGTGAAAAAACTAATAAAGTTTAGAGAAGGATGTCTATCGTTTCCGAATGTTAACATAGAATTGGAACGTAGTAGCATGATTCATGTGGCGTATAGAGATATAGACGGAAATCTCTTGGAGAGGTCTTTTAGTGACTTAGAAGCTATTTGTATCCAACATGAAATTGATCATTTAGATGGCATCACATTTAAAGATAGAAAAAAGAAAAAATAGTAGTTGCATCTATCAGATTACTAAGATATGATACCATTTCACAATAAAATGAGAATAAACAATGTTATCAATCAAAACACAATCTAACTATTTGGCCAAAGTAGTTTCCCTAAAAGGTCTGAGGAAACATTCAAACGCGGACAGACTTCAATGCGTGGCAATCGATGGTAATAATGTAATTACCGGAGCAAACTTGAAAGATGGGGATATTGTTGTATATTTTCCATTGGAATGTCAGATAAACAAAGAGTATTTAAGTTTTTCTAATTCTTTCGAAGACAAAGAATTAAACGCTGATACTAATATAAAATCTTTTTTCCCTTCCACTGGTCGAGTAAGATGCCTTAAACTGAGGAATGAACCATCTGAGGGATATATTGTTCCAATTGAATCTATCCATTCATGGCTTAAAAGTAAAGGGTTAAATTATTCATTGGAATCATCTATAAATGTCGAGTTCGATACTATTTGCGGAATAGAATTGTGCCGAAAATATGTCGTTCAAAACCAGAGACAATCTAATGAAAATTCCATTAAAAAGTCTAAATTAGGAAATAAAGTCAAAAGAGAAAAGAGATTAATTGACGGACAATTCAAAATGTCTGATGACACTTGTCCATTGGCTAAGAATTTACATAGATTAACGCCGGATACTCATATAACTATTTCGTATAAGATGCATGGTGCAAATGGTAGTATGGGTAAAGTATTGGTCAATAAGAAATTGAAGTGGTGGGAGAAAATTCTCCAAAAAATTGGAGTAAATATTGTTGATCGTGAATACGGGTTAGTTTACGCTAGCCGTAGAATTATCAAGAACAGTTTCCAAGACCAGACTATAGGCAATGATGTATGGGGCGTTGTCGCTGATCGTTATAAAGATTCATTACTTGATGGAATTACTCTTCATGGTGAAGTGGTCGGTTTCGACAGATCTGGTAAGGGAGTTCAAAAAAATTATGACTATGGTCAAGAACCTAACACTTGTGAATTCTATGTATATAGAATTTATTATACAAATCCAAGTGGAAAAACTTTTGAATTTAGCACTAGCCAGATTAAAGAATACTGTAATAAATTCGGTTTGAAAATGGTTCCAGTATTTTATGATGGATTGGTCAAGAATCTGTATCCGGATATTGTCTTTGAAAGTAATGAACAATGGAGTGGGGATTTATTTGAAAGGCTTAAGAAAGATTATACAGAAAAGATGTGTTACATGTGTAAGAATAAAGTGCCAGAAGAGGGTGTTGTTATCACGTTAAACACTGAAAATAAGTTCGAACCTTTCAAGCTTAAATCGTTCTTATTTAAACAGTATGAGACGAAACAACTAGATACCGGAGAAGTTTCGATGGAAGATGAGTAAAATAGAAAAGGGGGTCGTAAGACCCCCCTTCTTCTTTTCGACTTGACTGAGTTACCGTTTATTGCTATCTTTATGAAAATCTTGAGGAATGTATGAGTTTAAATCTTGCACTTAATATAGAAAAAAACGAAGTTAATTATAGATATATCTATTTCAAAGAATTTGGTGAGCCAAACCCTAACATCACTCTGGTAAGAGTGAATGTTGGTAAATTGTTTAACTATAAAGAAGCTATTGAATCTTTCGATAATTTTGCAAAAGACAATGGGTTCAAAGTTAGAACATATACATTTTGTATGACGCAATCATATAAAAACGATAAAGATTCAGGTCCATTTGTAATAGGAGATGAATCATATTATGATGAAGAATATTCCGAAGAAGAGGCTGATTTACCAGTATTTGTTGAAGTTGAAAATACCAATTTTATAAGTACAAATATACACAGGTATTACACCCTTTTACAAAGTGGGTATCACTGCCTAATAGGAATAGAATTACGGCAATCCGCTATTTATTTTAGTTTCTTGGATAATTATTTCGTGGAGGCAAAGCACGAAAAAATCGAAAACCTGAAAAATAAGGTACTACAGCATTTTTGTAAATTCGACATACGCGAAAATAAAGTTAGAACATCATTCAAAATGATTACTACAACCCCCACGGGGTTTTCCACAACTGTCTTGGAGTATGATGGTGTTAAGTATAGATCGTTTGATTTGAGCAAAACATATAATGATGATTTTCTAAAAGTATCAGATAAGATAGTTTCCCATTTAAATAGGCCGAAATCTTCGGGTATAACTATACTACATGGAATTCCGGGCACGGGTAAAACTACATACCTTAGATATTTAATTTCAAATACAAAGAAAGAATTAATCTATTTGCCGCCTAACATGGCAGGAATGCTATCAGATCCTTCCATAATAGAGTTTATGAGATCAAATTCTAACACTATTTTTATAATTGAGGATGGTGAAGAAGTATTACGTAAACGCGGTGAAAACGGAAACACTACTGCGGTGTCGAATTTATTAAATGTTGCAGACGGAATTTTAGCAGATACTTTACATTTTAATGTTATTATTACCATAAACTGTCAAATTGACGAAATAGATCCTGCTCTTAGAAGAAAGGGAAGATTAGTTGCAGAATATAAATTTGATAAATTATCGGCAGATAAAAGTGCTGCACTACTTTGCGAATTATATGGCGAAGATAATATACCAGATGAAATAAAACCGATGACCTTGGCTGAAATATATACTTACAAGGAAGACCATTTTTTAACGCAAAATAAAAAGAACGGAATAGGATTTACTGCAAATGTCGAATGAGCCAGAACTAATCAATGGGTATATAAAAAACGATGTAGAAAGACTAGAAAATATCTGCATAGCTAATACTGTAGATTACATAGATTTTTCTTTTTTTCATAATCTATCAAAGTATAATGAATGGCATGACTATGACGAATTATGCAATATGGTTAGAAATTTTTTTTCTAATTATGGAAATATTAATTGGCTAGATAATGCATACATAAATCCTTGTCATTATGGTGAATATAGAGACAAAATGGAGATCGGTATCTTCTTTGACAAAGAAAAAGAACTCTTTCTGAGTATGTCCATAATGGTTGATCTAACTCAAAAGTTCATTACATTCTTTTTTATAGAGTACAACGAACGTATTTCGGTTGGAAGCGACAAGCCAGCATTTCATAATGAAAAAAGTTTTGGTCCTTTCTTTTTTGAACAGCCTATTAATAATCCAGATTTCTTAGAAACTTTCAAGAGATGTAATAATAGAATATTTAATTATAAAATAAAGGAGCAGTAAGATGCACTTTTCTGATATAGAGACAATAGTTAATTATCATATAGAGAAGCGACGAAGCGACGCGTACACTTCTATTCAAGAACTTCTTAAAACTGAGGCTGGTGTTAAAGCTCTTAGAATAAAAGACATAAAAAATGTTAATGATATCACATATATTTTAGAAGAAAAATATGGAATGTACATTAATGCAGTTAAAAATGGAGTAGACAACTCTATTGCCATGTTTAAAAAATATGGTATACAATTTAGATTATATGATGTACATTCCTTTCAGGAAGAACCGGGTACACTGGTTTTTAACTGGATAATTGATGGAAAAGAATATAATTTTGCAGTAGTTGGTAACATAGATCATGGACCATATTATAAAATTGGTTGTTTTTTTGCAGACGAATTAATGCATGGATCATATAAATCTGAGTATAGTTTTGAAGAACCATTGCCAGAATGGTTTATTTCTGGTTTGAAGAAATATTCATGTTAAAAGGAAAATAAAATGAGTGATTTTTTTTGTGCGAGACTCTTAAATGGTGAACATATCATTGGTAAATTGACAGGCAGAGATAGTGATACTATTTTTCTAACCAAAGCTCTTTTACTGACGTTTCAGAGAGGTGACAATGGGCAAACCGGAATGGCATTTATGCCGGTATCACCACTAGTAGATCTGGAACAGGATGGTAATACAGTTAATTTATATAAAACGTCTGTTGTAATGGAAATAGAATTCAACAAACAAATATTAGACGCTTATAAACAGACAGTTGGAGAGATTATTATTGCTCCAGCCAATGTTCTTACTGCTCGGTAAATCTAGTATGATTCCTGACTCTCTTTAAATAGTTAAAGAGAGTCAGGAATTCTATATCTGGTGTATACGAAAAAACATAATCCTTTATCTTTTCATGGTAACAAAAATTTTGATTTCTCTCATATTTTACAATATAAATTTTTGTACCATCATTTATAGTTAAAACGTCAATAGGCGGTAATCCGAATTTACCACTAATTAATTTATAATTCCATTCAGATATCAACTACTCACCATAAATATAATCACTACTATTTATAGAATTATGGAATTATTACAAAAAATATTATTAACTGAGCAGCAAAAAAACACAGAAAGAGAAATTCTCTACGCTGTCCAAATAATTAATAAAGTCTATAATGACTGGAAAATGACTGGTCGTAGAAAAAATGCGATAGATTTAGTTACATCTTCTGTTAATAGGATAGCCGTTTTACCGCCAAGAATATTGGACATGCTATACGATTCTTCCATTATGAAACTAGTTACGATTATAATGCGTTGTATGGACATTCCTATATGGAAAGATGTAGAGACTAAAAAACGCATTTATGATCGTCTATACCCTTTCATAGAAAGGGTCGAGCATATTTCCCCAAATACTGGCACTGGCGGAACTCTACGCCAAATAATAATGACTAGATTAAGCGCGGCAATCGCACATGAAGACGATAATACAGTGCCAGTATTTGTCGCATATGAGCCGAAAATACCCAAGGACTACATTGACTTTATCTTTAAAGATAAAAAGCCTGCAAAGTGTGTACGAATGCAGGCTTTGCCACTACCTCAAAATTTTGAATCTTTAGTACAGATATTAAAGATTAACCATGATAAGGCTAAAGCTCAATTAGATAATCCTGCCACTCGCTAGGTTCGTCAGGATACCCAATAGGGTTACATAATACTCTCGTGTTAAATAATTTATAATCCATTCCACAGTGAGTATGACCGTGTAACCACATTAGAGGTTGAAATTCTTCAATCATATCGTCTAAATCACTATAATATGCCCTATTAGATTTAGAGTATTTCCTATATTGTTCGTGTATAGATTTTATAGACGGAGTATGATGTGTCATTACCACGACTGGTTTATTAATATTATTTTGTAATTGAGACTTTATAAAAGACAAATGCAAATCATGCAACTGTTGATGTCTTAATATATTAAATCTATGTTGATACGCGTTAGAAGCATTTCCGAACCTTATTTTACGATAATCATTCATTGTATTTGATATATTGAACTGTTCAAGAGGATCGCATTTTTTTAAATTTGTCCATAGAGTAGCTCCGATAAATGTTATATTATCGATGTCTATCGATTTATTTTGCAAAAATGTTATACCATAATCGTCACACATTTTTTGTAGTTTGTCATCTATTGTGTCTAGAGAACCATTATAATATTCATGATTACCTGGTATGTATAAAACCTCTTTAAATCTATCACGTAGACTTTCAAAAAACGATATGTGGTAGTTATTTGATTTTATAGAACATATATCTCCCGCTAAACATAACACTGTATCCTTATCGGTTTCCATTTCGGACACAAAGAAATTAGACGCACTTGGTATCTTATAATTTCTTCCGAATTCTAGGTGTATATCACTGAACAAACGTATTAACATAATCATTCCTATAAATAATTAAAATGAAAGGTATCATACCATGAGTGAAATCACACGTCAATTTGGATATTTACAGCAAGAAGACGCTAGAGACAATAATTTTCCAGTGTCTTCAATGCTAATGGAAACACCATTTATAAAAGAAAAATATTGGTGGGCTGATGGTTGGTGGGGCGACCAGGGTAGCAGTTCCATGTGCGTATGCTATAGTTTTTTACATTGGTTAGAAGATGGTCCTGTTATTCAGGACAAATTACCAGCAACAAGACAGAAACCGTTATTTGAACCCGCAAAGCTATATGCCGCATGTCAAGATAGAGATGAATGGCCATCTAACAAATATAACGGTACTTCAGTTAGAGCTTGTGCAAAAATATTAAAGGAATTAAATATAATCAAAGAGTATAGATGGGCTAATTCCATCACCGAAGTTGCTAATACTCTATTAAATCTTGGCCCAATGGTAGTTGGTACTAAATGGTTCGAAAATATGAATAAAGTAAACGCACAGGGTTATGTCGTTCCAACAGGAACTAATATGGGTGGACACGCGTATGTTTTAAATGGTGTTGATACTGTTAAAAAAGTTTTTAGAATTAAAAACTCTTGGGGTGTTTCTTGGGGCAAAGGTGGATACGCTTTTATAACATTCGATCATTTTGAACGATTATTAAAAGATGGCGGCTCCGCGTGTATAGCCTTTGAAAATAAATTGACCTCTGTACCACTGTTAGAGAGTTTGTCTCCGCCCACGAATCCATGAAAAAAGCCGGGTTTCCCCGGCTTTTTTCATTACAATGTTGCAATTATCTTCGGTACTACTGGTGAAAACCCGCATATATCTAGTTGCTTTGGATCTTTTGGGTCTGCAATCGTAAATCCGTTAACGCTCGTCGCACATACAACCAATCCAGAGTTTCTATCCATTTTGTTTCTATATTGCGACAATGCTTGTGTTGGTTTGATTGAACCAGTATTTGTCTCATTATCAGTGATAATTACAAATTTATCAATTGGAATCTTGTTTTGCAAGGCATATTGCATTGGCAATGCGCAATTTGTAGCGCCAAATCCCAAATTGAACACTTTTCTGTGTAATTCTCTAAAGTCATCTCTCCAAGTTAAATTCAAATCTATAAAATTGTGACTAAAACCCATGATTAAAGAGTTTTCATTCATTTTATTAAGAACCATTGCTAGTGCTACAGCCGCTTCTGCCGCAGTCAGAAGAGGTTGACCATTTACTGTCACCCACGTCATAGACGTAGACACATCCACTCCTAATAAGTAATTATCCGATGTCGGTTCGACGGAATCAAATGAGCTATAGAATGCACTCCATAATGCGTCCTGAACTCTTTTGTTTATAGACCAAGAAGAAGATCCTTGCACTGATCTTCCAGATCCATAAATTTTGTTAGCCAGCAAAATTGTTAATGGATGTACTCTACTCTTAGTTAGCCATTTTGTGTCGCTCAGTTTTTTAACTGCTAGCTTTTCTGCCTCACTTAGTGCGGAAAAAATGCCATGTCCCGACATAATTCCTAAATTTCGTATAAACGCAGTAGCTGGCATATCCTGTAACAATGCCTCCCAGACCTTCGGGCTATTCAGCCATTGGTTTGGTATCGCCTCTCTTGGCAGAGAATTATCCAATACTAATTTGCATATTTCCTTTTCTGTTTTTGCGGACTTAGCAGCAAAATATGCGTCTATGTTTCGTATGCCTGAGTTTGCTGGTACAAGTGCTTCATCCTTTGCAAACTTAAACAATAGATTGTGTGCATCGGTCAATGGTTTCGGATGTGAAAGGCGTAGAACGTCACTATGCGTCCAACCATTTCTCTGTCTATACTTTATCAATTGATTTGATAAACTGTCAGCAGATTTATCGGTATACCATTTTCCCAGAGCTTTAGTCACAGAAGAGCCGAAGCCGCCGCCCATCTTCTTATACGAATCAACAAAGCTAAAAAAGTCTGTAGAGGCTCTACAAACAGTTTGAATCTTACTGAGGGCATAACGTCTGGCTTCACCAGTTAGACTCACTGCAGCGCTTGCCAATGCGAATACACACGTATCATTTTTAATGCACAGATTCTCATCTGAAATTTTTGCAATCAGATCTATAACTTTTACATGATCCGTTTTTAGAAGCTTATCCAGCACAGAGCAAGACTGCTTAGTCATATCTTTTTCATTAACGTAAAATGAACCACCTTCCGTTCCGAGGATCAAAAATCTTTCGAGCTTATTCCAATCTGTTATTTCAAACACAAAACCACCTGAAACGTTCTTAACCTCGTCATTTCTACCCGGAGTTTTAACGGTCTGTGGAGTCACTTTTGCGTTTTTTTCTGCTAATTCTACATACTTAGACATAATTTTTTTCCTTCGGTCAAGTTACGGTGACTATACTCGTGTTTAGTGTTGGTGTCAACTAATGTTATAAATATATTAAAAGGTATTATAAAATGAATAGATTTATAAAAGCTACATTATATGGTTTAGTGTTTGCGGGTGCTGCGTATATTTTATACGTGATAGCTGTTGTAAGTTTTACACTATATGTTGTAGTAAATAGTTTATAACTATTTTTCTACTTTTTTAAGCTTGATATAATATTTTGAGAAAAGCAGTCGGAGACTTCACGGTTGATCCGATAGAGGCATGTAGTTGGCCGGTGTCAGTGAAAATTTCACTGGACACAAACCCGAAGTTATGTCATTATTGGCATTGATTTTGGGAACTATGTTCTTTTTCTACTTTTATACCAGCAACTAACTGTTTTCTCAACCACGATAACTCAACATTGAATTTCTTTGCTATGTTTTTGAGTGTTGGCGTTTTTACGTCAAGTAATTTCATATGAAATCCTTTTGATTTTATTTAGTGAAATATCCTCTGAGAATTTTATTCCATATTTGACATTAAAATCTATACATCTATTTAAACTGTTATTATTTTGTAACACGTACATATATTTTTTGAATATTGAATTAAATTCTGACACTCTTTTATAGGGGACTATTATAAAATCAGATGGATAAAAATAATCTATTAAATATATTTCACCATATTCATGAAGAGTGCGGAATATTTCATGTAAAGAAATATTAAACTTTCGTAATTGATGCTCCTCTATTTCAATGATGATAAATGGGCGTGTTGTCTTTAAATGTTGTGAGGCACCTTCGATTACAAATTTTTCGTAGCCCTGCACGTCAATTTTAATTACTGATATATCGTCTTCTAGATCATCTAATTTTATTTGATCGATTCTTATTGAAGTTTTATATTCAGATAGACTTGTGTCGCCCATATTCATGTCAAGAGAATAGTCCAACTCGGGTAAATATACTATTTTATATTCATTTCCAACCACACAATTATGCAGTGTTATATTTGATATATTATTTAATTTTATTGAATCATGTTGCATGTCATATATAATTTTTTGCGGCTCAAATGAATGGACCTTGTTGAAAATTTTAGACGCATACATTGCATGCCACCCATAATTAGACCCGCAATCTATAAAACATTTATTATCTATAGAAGATAGGCGTAGTACGGTTTCCAAAATATGAGGCTCCCATATTTTTCCATTTATTATATCTCTACCTAACCAATCGTTTTCAAAACAAAATATTTTGAACTCTTGTAAATCAACTAATTTTTTATTATTTTGCATTACCCGATCTCGATCTCACCTTTTACCAACAATCCTTATTCGGACTTCAGAATATTTCCCACCACGGACATATTCATAGAGTGCAAATTATTCGTTAACATCATCTTGTTTTTTCAATGCTTGCATAATTCTAATACTTTGCAAGTTTTTTTGCTCTAATTCTAGAGCTTTAATTTGTTCTATAAAGAACAAAGCGCTTCTTATGTGTGTCATCGTATGTGAATACGTCAACGCCTTATATGCTATAATCAAGAAGAACGATTCCACCAAATCTATCGTATATAAAGCTTCTGGGAATATGGATGTAACCGCGATATTCCAGCTTACTAGCAATAATATAGATTGCATGAGACATACAACTGCCATTCCAAAAATTAAAGATAATATGTTTTGAATATTGTTCTCCATTATGAGTCTAATAATATTTCTAGTTGTTCTGCTGCATCCGCGAATGTTTCATATACATTAGATATATCCACAAATTCTGTAGTATCGTCGGATTCAAGAAGATATTCCACTGTTTTAACTGGCATATCTTCTTGATTTATATACATTTTTTCGATTATCATCCTGGACGTACCTTTTTTAATACAAACGGTTGTTGTATCTATATAATAGAATACTCTTCCTAATTGGGACGCTTCATAATCATTTAATTCTATTTCCATTAGTCTAGTACCACGTTATCGACTAAAAACATTTCATACATGTTATTTGGATATTTTACTGCCATCGAAATTACACCATCCGCTTTATAAAATTTCCAGACTTCACCCTTTTTACCGGATACCGAAATTTCGTCGCCTATTTTAAGTTCTCTACCGTCCACAACGGCTGACACAACGTTGCTCATAACTATTCCTTTTTAAATATTTAGCTAAACATCAACATTTTTTTTGGATACCAATTAAAAGAATATTCCATGGGAAGCGTTATTCTGTTATTATTTGTTTTAATTTTTAGTATCATTTTCAATCCCATAATTCTCTAAAATATTTCGCAAACAAGTCTAAGCCTTCTTGAATTTTTTCATAATATTCAATCATTTTATATCTGTTAATAACTGGTGCCACTTTCCATTTAAGTGTTAATGGATGTGCATTTTGTTCTGAGTCTACTTGACCGATTACATCGTAATAACATTCACCGTTCGTTGAATGCACGGCTTCTTCGAAGGACCATATCATTTTATCTATGATTTTCATCCATTCATCATGGTGAAATTCTCCATGTACGTCAGATTCTTTGTAAAAGTCGAAGGCTAATTGTCCAGTGGCGTATTCCTTTTCTGTTGAATTATATTCAAGTAAAAATCCTGGGAACCCATATTTGGGGGTCTCTCTAAATTTCTTCAACCATTTTAATATTACTTCTCCTAATATGTAATAATCTCTCACATCATGATCTTCTATTACAATTTCAAATTTTCTTGGTATATCCGGATTTTTATTTTTTCTATCTATGTTTACTTTCATATATTTGGCTCAAACTTCACTGGATTATCGGATAATAAATTAATAGTATTTCCGTTATCTGAGACCACTTCTACATCTAATGATAAAAATTCTATTGCATTTGATTTATAATCTTCCGGATTCTTTGTATAATACACTATCAGTCTATCAAATCCTGACAGTTTATTTTGTAAAATAAGAAATCCACCACCATCCCAAGATTGATTTTTTCTAATATAGATGTTAACTATATCTCTTAACGTTTCAAATGTAACTATATATACTGAATCTTCAAAATTTTTGACAGTCACAAAATATTCAAGTTTATTAGTTAATTCACTATACGACGTCCATACTTTAAATATGTTATCTTTCATATTAGCATCGAATACAACTTGAACCCCATTACTTTCCAATGCATCTTTTATAAGGGATTTTTGATATTGATTCATCTTTATCTTTACTACGTTTGTCATATCAGCTTCTCACAATGATCAAATGCTAGTATACAGTTCTTTAAACCATCTGTCAATAAAACGGGGAATAAACCATGAAACTTATAATTATCTATTATAAATGTATCTAATTTCTTGTACTGGTTCTCTGTAGAATATAATTGCATCAAAAAATCACATTTATCTTTGTAATCGTTAAAGTCTATAGTGATATTATCCCATCTAGATCTACCGGCGAGTTCAACCTTTGCGAGTTCATCCTCAAATTCAAAATATACTTCTATTTTTTCTACTATTAATCTGGGTAATGTAATTAATCGCATTATATGTTACATTCTTTAAAATGAATTTTAACGGTCATATCATTTACGGTAGTAATATATGCCTCATAAAATTTATAATCTTTGTAGGAGATAGTGTGCCCATAGAATGATGCATTTCGTAACGCCGAAAAATACGCTGCGCAAATAAAAACAGTCATTTCATCGTGTGTATCAAATGTGAATGATGCCTCACTATTTAATTTGTCTAAAACCATTAACATAAAAACTCCTTAAATGAGTCCTCTGTCACATCATGTCTAACGCCTCCTACTACGTAATTGGTACTTTCTACTTCCATTAAAGCGTGTTGAACATTTGCACCACTCAAGTATTTGTCTGTCCATGAGATCGGGTTTTTTATTGGATAATCATTCTTTATTCCAAGTGTTCTCATTCTTTTCCCGGCAATATGTTTTACATATTCGACAAGAATATCTTCCGTTAACCCTAACATTGGTCCATCCTTGAAGAGATATCTGGCCCATTCTATCTCCTGTTGAACACATTCATGATACATTTGCTCTATAATAGGTTCATTTTCTACCCAAAGTTCTTCCATTTCTGGATCATCTTCACCATTCGCCCATTTTTTTAAAATGTTCTGCGTTATTGCTAGATGTAGATTTTCATCCTTACTGATAGCTGTAATTATCTTAGCATTTCCTTCCATTAGCCCTCTTTCTGCGAATGCGAATGTGCACGCAAATGAAGCATAAAATCTTACACCTTCTAAGACGTTAACTGAGGCCATACACAACATCAATCGTTTCTTCAATTCTCTTAATGAAATGTTGAACCCGTTGCCTTTGACGTTGTGATACCCTTCTCCGAATACATTATACAAATTTAAGTATTCCATGAAATCGTCATAGTATTTCGTAACAGAATCCGCTCTATTGAGGATGAATTCATCTTTCATTATTTCATCTAGAACTTCTGTTGGATTTGGGAATATGTTTTGGATTATCCAAGAATATGAAAATGAATGTAGTGATTCGAACATCGCCCACAATTCAATCATCGATTCCAATTCCGGTAATGAAACACACGGAAGAAACGCTAGCTGCGGACTTCTCGACTGAACTGAGTCTAGGAATGTTTGGAACAATAGATTTCTTAAAAAAATATGCTTTTCATTGTCTGGCAAGTTTTTGAAATCTTTATTATCTTTGGATAAGTCAAATTCGTCAGGTTTCCAAAAGAACCCTAGTTGTTTCACGTATAACTCTTTGAAAATACTAAACTTCTGTTGATCAAATCTAGATACATTTGGCTGTTCACCGAAGAACATATATTGTTTTGTGAAGTCTGCATTATTTTTATTAAATGATTTCATTTCTAACATTCTCTCTTGTTTTTAAACTGGTTTGTATTTCTAATATTTTATCAATAGGTGCATCTGTAACGTCTATAACCAAACGATTACTCGTAGAAATTTTATATATATTCATTTTTATATTATCTAATATAATTTGTGATATGTCATCTCCAAATGTGGTCAAAGAGTAATATACACAGTTATCATTCAATTTAGTTTTTGTATAAGTAATTTTTGCGTTTATTAAATCTAATAAATCTTCCTCATATATGACTGAGCATCCATTTGTTAAATTATCGGCATATCTACTTAATTCATAAAATGTTAATTCTTTGTGAATTTTTAATAGTAATATTACTATTTTATCATTGTTAGATAAGATGTTATATGGTACTTGTGTGGTATACATGTTAAATTCCTATAAATGTAATTGATTTTGGTTTGCCTATTATTAGTTCATTTTTGACTGTATCATCAATTAGAATAAAATCTCCGTATTTGTTACAGTTTTCCACATAAGTTTTAAAGCACTCCGTTTTGTGTAATTTCCACACATCATTTGGAGTATTAATTTTTGGATCTTTAATAATATTACACATGTCCTGTGTTGTGACAATTTCTATTATGTTGATTCCGTATATTGTTTTAAATTCATCAAATTTTTGAACCAAAACATTTTTGTTATTCTCACACCATACAGCATATGAAAATATGCTGGCATTTATAATATTTTTATTTAAATATGCCTTAATTAGTTTAATATTATCTTCCAAATATTTCCAAGTGTTAAAATTGTCTATGACAGTGCCTTCTAAATCTAAGTATATGTGAGTGTACGAGTCACTATTGTTCATTTTTTATTCCATTTAAATTTATCACCATTATTTTTTTCGATTTGCATCGTGGAGATAATATCTTTAAATTTTGATAATACTTCTATAGTTTTTGGATTTTTAATTTTAGACATATCTGGTAAATTTGATATATCCTCGTCTATATCACTCATCATAGAGAATCCCAATATTTTTTCATAGAAGGATTATCGGCCAATGCCATTGCCAACAGAGTTGTTAATTCATCTTCACCGATCTCTTCTTCGAGTATTATCGCCGCATCTGGCAATTCTTTTGGCTCAAATAAAGCAATAGTTATATAATTATCTTCTGATACTGAAAAAATAAACCCTATTATTTCATTGGAGTCGTTATTTTCGAATACAAACTGAGCCGGTTTTGCTAACCCGGCTTTTCCAGTATGTTTTATGTTATATACTTGACCTTTCATAGCCATTTTAGTTCTTGAAACTTGTGGGAACTTTCTGTCAAAGTTAATGAATACTTCTTATTATCTTGTACATATCTACAGTCAATTCCTTCAAGACTTGAGGAAGTAAGTGAATATATTGGGGAGACGTGTTTAAGGTCTACCCCAAAGATTGTAAATTCTGATTTGATCAATCTACATGCGTCATATGTGAAGCCATATTGGCTAATAATATTGTGAATTTTGTCTTTTAGAAAATCGTAGACTTCTATTAAATTATTTGTCATTTTTTATCCTTAAATTGTACAACTGTCACAGACTTCAATTATTTCCTCTGATTCAGATTGTTTGATCGAATTATCAACCTTTTCTTCAACCATGTCAACATCTCTTTGATCGTTTACATTTAAGTAATAAAGCGTTTTAATTCCATAATAATTACATTTTAGCAGATCTCCTAGTAATACTGACATTGGTATCTCGCCGTTTTCATAATGAGCCGGATTATATGACAGGTTAGTGGATAATGACTGGCAAACAAATTTCTGCATCACTGCGGCAGTCTTAATTACTCCATCCATGGATTTCATATCCCATAACATATCATACTTATTTTTTAAGCGTGTTATCTCTGGTACTACCTGTTTTGAAACGTTTGATTTATTGCCTTTTGTCGTTATTAATGATCTTACTGCTTCTTGTCCGTTTGTAGCATTCATTATCTTTGCGCTTGAATTGTGTGACAGGCAACCATTTCCTAATAGGTATGTATTTGACCCTGGCACTTCAAGTTCCCATACATGGTCCGGGCTATCAATCTCTATTTTCTTTATTTTCATTAAAAAATTCCTTACATTTTGTTAAATTGTATTTTATACTATCAGAACTCCAAAGTTGTAAAACTCTGAATCCACTATCCGTTGCAGTTTTATATTTTATTTTATAAATTTCATCCATCTCTTCGGCGGTTTTATTGTTAAAAACATGTTTCCATTCATATAATTTATTATCTTTTTTTAATTTTTCTATGTTAGGATGAACATGTTCTCCATTATATTCTATAATTATTTTATTTTTTAAATCGCAAAAATCATAAAAATAATGTTTTCCTTCATGATTTTTTATACTAAATTCGACTCTTTTGCTAGTACCTATTCTTACATCTTCTTTGTTGACTAAATTATTTAATCTTAACCACTTATAAAATGGTCTAAATATTTTCATACTTTCTTTGGAAGCAACTCTTCCTACATATTTTCCCTTCTTTCTGAATAGAGATTTATTATAAATTAATGTTTCCCACTTTTCTTCACCGTATCTTGATATAAATTTTTCTTTATCAAGGCCCTTTTTCTTCCATATTTTTTGCATTATTTGCTTTGCTTCTTCCTCTGGAATCCCCTTATTTAAATAATAATTTATGTTCACTCCCGCATTATTATTTTGAATATCTGAAATTATTTTTATTGCTTCTTGTTCTGTTTTTCCATGTTTAACCATCCAAAATTCTTTACTTAATCTGGACGATAACTTCATATCAATTGTCCATTGCTCTTCCCAAGAATCACCAAAAATCTCTTTATAGCGTTCTTTGGATTTCGCGTATGAACTGGTTTTTTGAAAATTTGAAAATTTTTGTAAACCTATTTCATTTCCATGCTTTTTTATAAAATTTTCTTTTGTAGTGGCCTTGCTTTTTTTGTAATTGTTAATCCATTCAACTGCTTCCTGTATATTAGATAGATTATATTTTTTCAATACATAATTAGGATCATATATTGATCTTTTTTTGGGTCTATGTTCTTGAATCAATACTTCGTTAACTTCTCCGTACATTATTCTAATTAATTTTTCAGAAGACATATCAAATGAATTGTTTTTTCTGTATTCTTTATAATTTAAATAATTATTAATTTTGAATAATTTTTTTGTTTTTTTAACAAATTTTATTATTTTTTTATCTTTATTAAAGACATACTCATTAAAAATAAAAATAAAATCGTCGTCTGGTATATCAAATTTTATATCAAATGCCAATAGCACGCATTCTTTCTTATCAAGAAAGAATGCGACACCGTTCTTTTTCATCTGAGTAGTTATATTAAATTTGGTCATAAATTAGTCCTTTATGACTATTTATGCAAGTATGCCGGCAGAATTAAAATTCAACAATATCATAACCCTCTTCTAATTCACATGCTAATACCCATTTTTGAGAACCGTCCATACATTTTACTTTTAATCTGTGATATGGAGTAAAACTATATGTAGAGCCGTCATCAAATGTTATTTTCAATAGATCCTGTTTTCCATTATACCTAAGTATTGTAGATTTTTCCACTCCGTTTTCAGTATATACGTCCAGATTTATATTAAATTTAGCTGGAAGTTCCTCTCTCTCTATAGCATCCCATTTGATACCATGTATATCACAAATTTCGTGGAAATTTATCTTTCCGAATTCTTTAGTAGAAACTGTATTGTCCCACTTATTGCACTCAGCGGGCATATTACATAATAAAGTTGTGTTTCTTATTCCATGCTCAAGCACCTGTTTGCGCAACCATTCCCAATCCAATTTATACACCGGTTTAATAATTTTATCGACATTCTTATTGTATCTGTCTATGGGCATAATACCCTTAGCATATTTTGTTTCATTAAACAGCCTACACGGTCCTTTAGCTTTTGCCAATTCCATAGAAGCTTTAATAGCATAAAAACTTATGGCCTCAAATGTATCATGTAATAATTGTAAGGCCCCGTCATCTGAAAATTTATATCCATTCTTTGCGAGATAATATGCCAAGTTCACAACTCCTATGCCTAGAGGTCTGTAGTCTAATGTGGCTTCTCTTGCTGCTATGACCATATAATCTTGGTAATCTAATAAATTATCTAATTTGGAGACTGCGTTATACATTATCTTTTCCAAATCGTCTAAATTTTTAATATTACCCAAGTTAATAGCTGATAATGTACATAAAGCGACTCTACCATCAGAATCGTTTAACGTTTTCATTGGGTTTGTTGGTAGTAAAACTTCTTGGCATAAATTACTTAATTTAATTGGCTCCATAAAAGGGGAACAATTATTTACGTTGTCAACATTCACTATGAAGATTCTACCGGTATCTTTTCTTTCTATCATCAATTTTGAAAACAGTTCTAAAGAGTTTATTGTTTTCTTTTTGATTGTTTCGTCTTTTTCATATAATTCATACAGTTCTATGAATTTAGCGGGGTCAGAAAAGAACGCTTTTCTCAAACCGGGGGTTTCTTTTTCTGACGGCGAGAACAATGTTATATCTTCGCCCTTTACCAATTTATTATATAAATAATTATTTATTTGCACGGAATAATCCATCTTCCGTACACGAGTTTCCGGGGTGCCCTTATTGTTTTTTAATACTAGTAAATCTTCTATCTCATGATGCCATAGCAAATAATGAGTCGTAGCACTTGCACCTCTTATGCCACCCTGTGAACACGACTTAAGTGAAGATTCAAACATTTTTAAAAAGGGTATAACTCCCGTATGTTTTATTTCACCGTTTGCCACCTTTGAGCCCTCTGACCTAATCGCCGAAACATCTAAGCCTATTCCTGCGCGTTTGGAGGCGTATTTAACTATCGCACCAGACGCCGATATTATTTCGTCTAATGAGTCTCCCGCCTCTATTACTACACAGCTTGAAAACTGTTTAGTATTAGTTCTAACTCCAGCCATGATTGGTGTTGGTAGACTAATATTCCAATTTGAGATATCATTATAATAACTTTTAATAGATTTTAATGATTTATCTTTATGGCATAGAACTGCAGCTATCAATATATATGTTAACTGAGGGGTTTCTAATGGCTCTACTTCTTTTAATGATCTATCTCTAACGGCATATTTTGTCATATACTCGCTGACACCAATATGCGTCATATCCAAATCTCTATCATGATCAATAAAGGATTCAATCTTATTCCATTCGTCCTCAGAATACATTTGCAATAACTCGCTGGTATAGTATCCGCGTTCGATCATTTTGTTTATGTGATCGAAAAGTTTCGGGGGTTCCAGTCCGCCCCATGCAGTTTTTCTCATATCAAAATTAAGTAATCTTCCTGCAACATATTGATAATTTGGAGTCTGTTCCGATATTAAATCTGCGGCAGCTTTAGTTAATGATCGCTGAATATCAATTGTTGATATCCCGTCAAAAAATGCTAAGTGCGCTTTCATAACTACGTCTGAAATAGATACGCCTGCTATACCTTCGCATGCTATTTCCACCATTTTATGGATTTTGTTTACGTTTAATTTTTCTTTTGTTCCGTTTCGCTTTGTTACTGTTATTTCGCTTAAATTTAAGATTCTTTCTTGCATATTTTTCCTGTCATTTTTTAAAGGTAGAGATATTTAGTAATGTATTTTTTGTATTTAAAATTTGTTTTGAAAATCAATCATTTGTATATTATATTTTGATAATCTTCTATTCTTGGAAACAATGAACGTTTTATAGCATAGAAATATGGTATGTTATATAATATAACTTCTTTATTTTCATCAAGTGCTACTACTAAGTTTTCCGCAGTATAATCTTCTGCCAATATTGTCGTTAGAAGGCTCAGTGCATCGTTCTCTTTAACTAGATCTATTATTTCTAGTAGAGCATTTTTATATGTTTCCGAAGTGTTTTTATCATTCTTAGAATATAGAAATTTATAACCATTAATTGGAAATATATAAAATTCTTCTACATGGTCTGATCCTGCGTTTGTGTTGCAGATGATTGACTTAGAAAGAAAATTATCATTTTCAAACGCTACGTCAAAGATTTTATTTAATTTATTTTCTTTATTTTTTCTGTGACGAGCTTTTACTTTTATGAAAGCTTCTTTTCCTTTCGGGAGATACTTTAAGAGAGGCTTTCCTCTACATTCTTTTATGAATTCTGAACATTCCAGTTTTATAGTCGGAAATAACATTTAATATCCTATAAATATCGTAAACTTATTGTACATCAATGCGAAAAATAATGCAAGAATTTATTAATGATATGTCTGGTAGAACGGTATTTGTTATTGGTGGCGGACCTTCAGTCAACCAACAAGATTTATCATTATTGAAAAATAAAAAAATTGTATGCATAAACACCGCATACAAGATATTCCCCGACGCCATGTGTTTGTATTGGGCGGACACATCTTGGATAGAAAATAATATAGATAGCGTTAAATTACATAGGGCTAAGTATAAATTTCATTCCAAATTTCATCTATCGTCCCAATATTTATCAAATGAAAATGCTCGCGGCATTGGCGGTTCGATTCTTTTACGTCGCACCGGAGATACTGGCATAGATCCTAACATAGATCATGTGAGGGGAAATAATAGTGGCGCGCATGTATTAAATCTTCTTCATAACGCAAAAGTTAGAAAAATAGTATTACTAGGATATGACATGAAAATAACAGATTCTAAAAGTCATTGGCACCAAGAAACTAAATTGCCTATTCGTCCAGACACTTATTGTAATTTGTTTATTCCATCTATTATGTCAATGGCACAACAATTAAAATCATCCGGAATAGAGGTTATTAATACTTCCATGAAAAGTGAATTAAAATGTTTTAAAAAAATGAAATTAGAGGAGTGTGTATAATGTTGCCAGCAATTGTTTCCGGGTATAGTAGTGATCCGTATTATGTGAAATCTTATAATATTTTTTCTAGGATGACTGCATCTATTCAGAACAAAATTTTAATAAAGCCATTTGAACACCGAGGGAATTGGCATGACAATACTAGAATGAAACCTGAAATAATCTTGGAATTTTTGTTACAAGAAAAGTCTCCGGTCATGTGGATAGACATAGATGCAGAAGTATATAAAACCGTAGATTTAGATATACCAAATAATATTGATATGATGGGGATAAAACAAGAATGGGGTCCGCGTAGAAATTGGTGCGTTGGAACAATTTTATTTAACTATACTGAAAATGCTATTGGGATACTTGAGGATTGGATAAATTCATGCAGGACCAGCGGTGGGACAGACGAGGCACATTTAGAAAAAATATGGGTAGAAAAATGGCACAACAAGTGTAATACTGCAATACTAGATAATAAATTTTTTATAATGGAAAAAATACATTTCAAAGATTATAATACTGTTATTATGCACAAATCTTCTGGCAACGCTAGAAAAAAGGTTCCTGTACGATGAATGGTGTAAAATGGTCAAGAGTTACGGAGAAATGTGAAAAAATAATAATTGTATGCAGTGGAAGAAGTTTAACTAATTTTAATTTTAATGTATTAAAAGGATTGGGTAAAATAATATGCGTTAACAATTCGTTTAAAAATGTCCCATTTTTAGACTATTGGTTCACTCTTGATCCATGGGGATTGGATAAGGGGCAATGCCCTAAAAGTGGAAGACTTTTTGCAGCAGTTCCACAAGATTTCGGTACACCACACGCAAAATCGCCGCAGCATAGGATTAAAGCACCTTCCAATATAACGTTTTTATATAGATTGAATTCGCATAACAACCCTGCGGTTTCAAGTGAAACCGCTTACAGATTAGGTTTGAGTGAAGATAGCGGCTGTATCAGCGGCGGTAATTCAGGCTATGGTGCATTGAATTTAGCGTATCACATGGAGCCTAAAAAGATATTAATTCTTGGAATGGATGGCGATGTAGGTTATTATTATTCAAAGACTGAGAAAAATCGACCTTTATCGCATCTTCCAGAAATGATGGCATCTTCTGTAGAACAGTTATCTAGGAAAAATATAAATGTTATTAATGGTAGTATAAACAGTGTAATAGATTGCTTCCCAAGATATGATACAGATACAGCAATAAGAGAGTTTAAAAAATGATTAATTCAACTATTAATGCTATAAAAAGTTGTGCTGATGTTGATGGTGATATAATATTTTTTAGAGTCTATAAAGGTGATAATTTAATAAAAATAAACAGAGAAGTACAAATTAATAAACATGTGCATATAGTTCATAATTCACTAGGAATGGAAGAACCTTGTCAATATGATTTTGAGAAAAATAATTCTACTTGTTTATATACTAAACATAGATTTGCATATAGTAAAAAAGATTTAAAAACTAAAATAGAATCCAATTGTAAAAAACTAAAATACACTTTATATGATTTTAAAACTTGTAATTTGGCCATTTCTAAATTAAATATCCAAAATATTAGTGTCGCAGTATTAGATTTAATTCAATATAATACGACTACACAAGCGCTAAAATATGTTTTTGATATATTATCCATAGATGGTATGATAGTTTTAACTAATTATTCACAGGATAGTAATCTTTCAAGCAAAGCTTTTAATGATTTTATTAATTTGTATGGAGAGCAAGTTTCATTTGAAATTAATAAAATAGAAAAAACTGTCACCATACGGAAAAATAAGGATATTTTACGTGAACAATTGTATGAACCTATTCAATTATCTATTAATCACTCCAATCACCATAATGGTACAAAAATTAAAATAGCATGCGTTTTATTAAATGGCGGGCCAGTATATAATTACAACTACGTAAATGCCTTAGCGAATGCTGTAAATCGAAATGTTACAGTTCCGTATGAATTTGTGTGTTTAACTGATAACCCTTCCGGGTTTAACGATAATATACACTCAGTGATAAAATTAAAACATAATTTCAATGGTTGGTGGTCAAAAATAGAATTATTCAGGAGTGATATATTTAAAGACGATCAAGTATTTTTTATGGACTTAGATACGGTAATAATTGATAATATAGACGATTTGCTAAAAATAAGACCAAATTTCTGTGGCACCAGAGATTTCTTACGCTCTCACGATATGAATAGTAGTGTAATGAGTTGGTTCGCAAACGATAATCATCACATATATGAAAAATTCATGAAAAATCCAACCTATGTTATGAATAATACGCATGAAGGCGATCAGCGATGGATAGACAACCATACCAAAAATAAGAAATATTTTCAAGATATATTTGGAAATACTATTGTGTCGTATAAAAAACATTGTTTGCGAAATTCAGCTTTTAGAATACCGCACAAATCTAAGATAATATGTTTCCATGGAGTGCCTAAACCCCATTCTATTACCAATAAAGAGATATCCGATCATTGGATACCGTAATAAATATATCTACGAACGATTAATATAATGTCAACAATTCAATATAAATGTAATGTATGTAAAAAAACTGCAGAATTAATAGAAAACCAAAAAGGTTTAACCGTGCCCGGTAAATGCGTTTTAACTAATGGGTGTATTGGTAGAATGTTACCATTATCAAGAAATCCGTATAATGTTAGAGAAAATTACGATTATTATTTGTCGGATTATGCGGATCATAACGATAGAAATAAATTTTATAAACACACACAAAATAACAAAAACCGCGTCTGGAAAATTGCACATGATTTAAATAACCACCCATTTGTTGTTGTTTTTATAAAAACTGAAAGTGGAATCGTTAAATTAGATAATAGTGACTATGAGATTCTATATAATACCCCTCAAACAATTAATATAAAATTTCAAAGTGAAGTTAGCGGGTATGCACATTGCGTAGCTAGAACTTCAAATAATGGTCCTATTTCTGTTTCGTCGGCAACAAGCACTTTGAAGCAGATAACAGTCGGAGGCACTTTTACATTTGCAGTTCCTAAATTTTTAACTAAATTAACCGGTACTCCAACAGTAACGCCGACGCTCCCTTTAGACTTATTTGACAATGGCGATATTGAATTGGAAATAGGCATAACTAAACCGAATGAAGAAGAGATTCGCTGTTTTGAAACGATACCGAACATCCAAGTTAATTCCCCGTGGCGCGGTACAAATGAAATTATTGTAAGAAATAGAAGAAACTATTATGTGAAGATGAAAAATTTATTACAATTTACTACATTTGATAATGCTAATTTATCGTTCAAAGATATTCCAGACGGTACGAAAATCAGATTTTTACGTGTAGATTATGGTACTGGAATAAAACAAAAAATACCATCCAGAGGAGTTTTTGTTTTATTAAGTAATTCACCGCATGCAATTGTTGATAAAGATACAAATAATTTATTAGATTTAGGTGAAATTATAGAAACTGAATATGAGTATATGACATATTATAATGGTGAGATATATATCGATGAAAATGCAACAGAAAGAACGTACCCCGAAATAAGGAAAGTTTCATGATACGAAGCATGGATAATATTAAATTACCGGCGGCGGCTTACGATATACCAGCCTTTTCTTTAGTAGGCATTAGAAGCGATGAAAAGATAATTCTAGCCGACAATGGATCTATTCCAGCCATTGGTATAGTAGATAGAGATTATGCCGCTGGCGATGCAGTAGCTATAATTGATAGTGGCGAGATTAATAATAGTAATTGGTCATTCCAAAAAGATTTAATTAACACGCATGTTTTCTTATCTACAAGTGGATCGTTATCGTCCGTTTCCAGATCATATATAATACAAAAAATTGGAACTATAATAGGAAAAAGCAAGATATTAATATCAATAAATGATTACTTAATATTGAACCCGACACCAACGCCATCATATGTTATATTACCAACGCCAACGCCATCTGGATTGTAAGGTTTATAAATAATATAAACGGAAAATATCATGAAACTTTATGGAAATATAGAACTAATTAGCGGTAAAATAATAAATTTGGTCATAGATGAAGTAGAGACGTTAGATATAACGGATACTTCTACGCCAAATAAGATTATAGTGAATAATAATAAACTATATTTCAACGATGGAATCTCTGGGTACAGATTGCTTCAGTTTTCAGAGAATGAATATAATTCTCCGGTGATAACTTCACTTGGCCCATGGTTTAATGAGGATTTATCATTTAATCCAACCGAATTTAATAACTTGGACAATGTCTCAGATTTAACTTCCAATGATTCTTTATTCACGGTCATTCAACAATTAGACGAGGCGATATCAAATGTAACACAGTCAAACGTATCAGATTTGAATGACGTAATGATCAATAGCGTCGCAGATGGTGATATACTATTATCAGTTTCCAACACTTTTGTTAATATACCTATTTCTCAAGCTATATTAAATTTTGGTGACGTTAGAATATATAATGCTCAAGATTTTGAAGAAAGTACGACAATTCAACACAACGACATACTTTCTTGGAATTCCACGTCTTTGAAATTTAATAATAAAAAATGTTTTTATAGATATAGTTCTAGTTATTCTCAATCCAGCTATATCGTAACACATAGTCTTGGAATACAATATTGCATGGTGGAATGCATTAATAAATCATCAAATCAAAAAATAAAATCATCTGACTATGATGTTGTATATAATAATTCTAACTACTTGACAATTACATTCAATACTGATGTTATTGCTGAGATTGTGGTATTTTCTCTAGATTAAATATTACACCATCTTTGCATTTTACTGAGTGTATATGTCCGCTGAATCTGACATCAAATGTATCCCATCCATTATGCGATTTACATATATCTTCAATTTTATGCAATTCTTTTATTGTCATCGGATATTTAACCGAAGCACCAATCAAAACTCCAAATACACTTCCTAATAAAAAACTAATTAAAATAATTTTTGCTTTTTTCATACAGCCATTTTTGGTTTATTCTTAAAATCTGGGTGTGCGATATATTGTCTGGTGAATTCTATATCTTTAAATTCTAAATTTAGAATATCATCAATAGTCGAGATGTTTTTTGTTATATTTATTTGTGGCAAATCAAATGGTGTTCTTGTAATTTGTTCTTTACATATATCTATTTGATTTTCATACAAATGAACATCATTTCCTACACAAAATAAAGTGCCCGGCTGTACATTTAAATATTTGGCGTACACATGATTTAGTAGTGCGTAACCGGCGATATTAACCCAACTACCATAAGCAAAATCCCATGAGCGCATAACAAAATTAGAATTTAATTTTCCATTTGTTATATTATATTGTTGGTATAAATGGCATGGTTGTAGACTCATATCGTCTAATTGTTGAGGATTCCAGCATGTTACTATATGTCTGCGCCCGGATGGATCGTTTTTCAGCCCTTTTAATAAATTACTTACTTGATCTACGCCTTTCCAATCTAAATCATAGATGGAATCTACACTATAATCTCCACCGAAATTGCGCATTTGAAAGCCATAAGTTTTTCCTAAGTGCCCTTCTGGCAAGTGTGTCAAACCTCTACCGTCTAAAAATTCTCTAGAGGTATTACCTTTCCAAATATTGATTTTCTTTTCTTCTAATTTCTTAGTGTCTGTTTCGCCCCTCAGGAAGAACCACGTTTCCTCGAAGGCAATTCGCAGCGGCACTTTCCTTGTAGTTATCAACGGGAAACCTTTAGATAAATCAATTTTTAGCGTTTGGCCCCACGTAGTATAACTATCGACGCCAGTTCTGTTTTTAACTCTTACACCATTATTAATGATGTCACTCATAATGTTAATATATTGTTTTTCAAAATCGCTCATTAAAACCCTACCCTAGAATATAATCTATATTTAAAATTTGCTGCGTCCACAGAACGAAGGACATCTTTACATTTTTCCAATGAAAATTCATCGTTGTTATCTCTAATTCCGCTTTCCATATCTATATAGACGTTTGTAAATTTACTCGCCTTTATTACTTTTTCGGATATATCATATGCGTTTAATGGATTTATGCCACCGGCATAACCGGTATAATAATCTAAAAATGGAGGTTTAACTGAATCAATTTCTTTACCAACGCCGCCAGATGCATCGTATAATAATCTAATTTTCATCTTATCAGTCTGCGATAGATTACATTTTTGTAAATACTCCACTAGTCTATTTTTTGAGTTGTTTGCTTGGAATATTATCTGACATTCATCATGTGTATTATCGCAATAATGCTCCAGCGCTTCCAGTGATTTTTCCACTATTTCTTCTACTTGGTCATCTGCATTTAATCTAAAATTTAACTGGATTTTTTTCATATAATACAGTTTTTTTGCGTCTAATGTCTTATTCCAAAAATCTCTAACAGATTGGCCACATAAATGTAATGATAAACATGTTATCCATCTAGGAATTGTACACGATTCCGCATTTGCAGATATTGTAAATACATCATCTAAAGATATATACCTCTTATCTTTTCTGCCGGGGGAATATAACATTCCAAATTCTAAAGTATAATTATTAACAAGTCCGATCAAGTCTAAATCAATTGATTGACCTATCAAACCTCTAGTTGCTATTTCTAAATCGAAATTTGCTGGTACTCCAACAAAAGACACTCTGTTTATAGTCATTTTATATCTCGCATAATTTTTTTATTTGTTCTAGACGTTCTATATATTGAAGAACGTCTCTATTTACTTCATTAAGATTGCCGTATCTCATTTCAAAACATTGTAAAAGTAATGTTCTAAGATAATTCCAATCCGGCTGGTACGGTATTTTACTGTCTACGTACAGTTTTTGCAAATGTAGTTCTTTTTCTTTAAACCAAACCTTGGCTTCATCCAAAGAGTACATTCCATTTCTAACTGATTTTAGAATATCCGAATTTTTTTCCAAATTTAAATCATAATCAACTAATATTTGTTCACACTCTAGGCATGGTAACGGATTGGAAATCTTATGTCAATTCATATAAATACGGATATGACACTAAATATGGATAAAAAATATGCACAAAAAGAAAAAACAATATTGGTTAGATATACAAAATATAAAAAATGAAATCGAAATAATTAGAGAACTAATTGGAAAATTTCCGTCTACTACGGACCTTGAGAATTATGGGTATAACACGCTAGCGTTATCTATTCAAAAATATCACGGTGGTATGAATAATATAAGAAAAATATTTGATGAACCGATAGTAAGAAAAGATAATTATTGGTGTAATGATGAGAACATAATTAATTCTGCTCGCCAATATTATGGTGATTATGGCGTACTTGATTATACGAATTTAAAATTAAATGGTCACAATGATTTTATAAATGCTATTAAAAGGAGAAAAATATCTTTAACTCAAGTATGTAAAATGGCGTGCATTCCTATAACATTTACGGAGAAGGGTAAATTCCTTATAGAAGAAAATGTTATAGAAGAAGTAAAAGATATTATAAAAATATATGGTGTTTTTCCGCCAAACGAAATATTATTGCAAGATAATAGAACGTCTATATTAACAACCGCTAGAAGATTTGGAGGATTGCGCAGCATTTTTTCACAAATAGGATATCAAAAACCTAGCAAAATTTCCGCGCTTGAAATATGCGTTAAACGAAAGATTGATAAAATTTTATGTAATAATGAATATATTGATAATGGTAGGAAAAAATTATTAGATTATGGTATAAATTTAAAAAATTCTCTTACCGGCCAATGGTTAGAAGTAGATAGATATTATTATAATTTAAAATTGGCTATAGAGATTCATGGTAAGCAGCATTTTATTGCAACAGCGTATGAAAAATTCGGAGATAAAGTGATAGAAAGAACTAAAATAAATGACGAAATAAAAGCTAAACTATTGCAAGACCAAGGTGTAGATTTGATAGTTATCCCATATTCCAGATGCTCTGATGAATTCATCAGAGCATCTTTACATAAGTACATATAATTACATTAATTACATAGTGTCTTTATGGCTAGTAGTTTTTCTTTGTAATACTGCGCATCGCAATTGCAATTGTGCATACTTCCATACCGCATTTCAAAGCATTGTAATAGTAATTCTCTTAAATGTGTGAAGTTGGGTGAATGTGGCACTTTACTGTCAATATAAAGTTTGTTAAGTAGTAATTCTTTCTGTTTGAACCAATTTTTGGCGTCATTTATATTATACATACCGCTTCTTACTGATTTCAATATATCACTATTGCGCTCTAAATTTAGATCTCCATCTATTAATATCTGTTCACACTGTAAACATAGTCTAAATACATGGTAGAGCATTTTCGTATCAACACCATACTTTTCTACCAGTTCTTTTCGTTTTCCTTGAGGGGGTTTTGTTTTCCATCTTTTTGAATTGAGAATGTGCATACCCTAAAAATTTCTGCATGGCTCCCTTGTGCAAAAACATGCGTCTATTTGCGCGTATATGCTTGCCTATTGAACTTTCATGTAATACGCATCTCTGTGGCAAGAACAGCACATCAACTATGTTGGGATTGTTCTGTGCGGCCAGATCGAAAAACTTTACTATAGAAAGTATTGATATGTCATATTCTTTATCTTTATGCTGTATGTGATGCTGATTTAATGTTTCAAAATATTCTGGCGCTGGGCCAAAACCTTTTATAAAGCCTTTTCTATGAGGAAAAGCCATGTCAAGAGGTAGCATACATATGCCGTATATGTCTTGGTCTGACATGTCATTATTGCAGCCATATGCTATTGATCCTGTTATACCCTCATATACAGTATCTAACAAAAATGTATTATTTAATTCTAACTTTCCTGCATCATGTAGCATTTTTACAACTGACATAAGTAATTCCTAAAATAATTAAGTTTTCACATGATATCACTGTTTTTGCTTACGATCAATTTTGCCATGACCAAACAGAATTTCCACAGTCCCATATACGATCATAACCATTATTTTTCATATTTTGAACTTCAGATAATGACTCATCGTATTGCTCTAATATATTTTTTAATTTATGTTTTTGAAATTTTATTCTTGAATGTAATGTGTCATAATCATTCGTATACCAATATGATGGTTTAGTATAATGGGAAAATTTCATTCCAATTGTTTCATAAATTTTACCAGTAAACAAGTGTCTATGGCAATAACTTATTATTGAGCTTGGTGAATGTTTTCTTATGAAATTTGTAAATAATTTTTTAGCTCCGCCTATTACAGTCGTGTTCAATAAACAGCAATATCTTAATAATTCAAATTCGTATTTTTTATTATATCTAGACTTTCCAAATGACATTAAACTAATAAGCGTATCACCTTCAAATAATCCATAACATATATTACTTTTTACATATCCTTGTAAATGATTTTTATTTAAAAATTGCATCTCTAATTGCGCGTCAACCTCTTTTAATGTCAATTTTCTGGCCGATTTTCTAAATGATTTATTTAATTTAGAAACAATTATTGATTTATAAATATCACATTTTTGTTTCCATTCATTGTCAAATATATGTAATAATTCAATGTTTCTTTGTTCGCACTCTATAGTTTTATTTAAATGGTAATCTTTAGTAATACCAGCGCTCTCACAATGCCAATAAAGTCCGTTATATTCTATTGCCAGTGAATGACCTTCAACTAAAATATCTAATTCGGAATCTATTAATTTTTTATCTCTTTGCTTAATAAAATTTGCATCAATTATATTAGACATAAAGTTGTACACTTCTATTTCACCGGTGGAAAAATAATGTACTTTTGGAGATATTCCGAATCCGTGTAACGCTCTAATATAGAGAGAAGGGCTTCCCCCATATGTCTTTGCAATCAGTGGAACTGGCATTAAATCATTTATCTGTTTCAATTTAACCGGGTCTTTTATTATACTCATAATAGTTTCAGATAGATGCGCTTGTGCTGGAGACTCTCTACCATATTTTTGTATATTATTTAATTTAGTTTTTGTTCGTATATCTGGTGACTGCATTGGATATTCTACACCATATTTTTCTACCATAGTTTTCTTTTGTTTTTGGCGAATATCAATATTTTTAGATGGTGTTTCAACGCCATATTTTTCTA